TTTTTTTTAGTCTTAGTCGTTTAATAGGTTGTCTGTATTGTTTAGTTTTTCCATTTGTTTGATAGCGTGGAGTAGTCGCCAATGCTCATCTGTTGTACCATTGTCATCAATATAGTTGATAATCTCTTGGACAGATGATAGTGAATTGATGTCGTTGTTCCAATTCGTGTTTAGGTTTAGAGGCATACGAATCATCTTAGATTGCAAGTAGCCTATTGTTGTGTAACTGCTCATAGTTTCTATTTATTTATTTGTATTTTAACGATTTCATTTCCTTTTTCATCTACTGATGTGTTGCAATCTTTTAAACTATCTCTATCTATTTCTACATCATCATCATAATAATGATGATTATTGTAAACATTAAAAGAGCATAAATAATTTCCTGATTTATCTTCAATAATAATTTTCATAGTTTCTAATTTTTAAGGTTAATGTTTAGCAATATAAAGGTTGTGGGATACTCTCTTGTAGTATTCGTATCTTCTTGATGTGTCGCATATACTCCAAGCATGGTGTCAATTCTTTAACCAAGTTACCCCAGTCTTCATCCTTTTCATATATCCAATAATCAAAGGCATCTGATGAGCCTTGTGCTTGACATAACATACTATCGTTATAGTCATACCCACCATAGGTATTATATATGTCCCATATTTCATTGTACATTTTTTGTGCTAATTTCTCGTTTGATTTCATAGTTTCTAATTGTTAAGGTTAAGGGGGGATTTTTCCCCCCATTTTTTATAACTTCGATACATCAATTAGTGATGCTAATATTCGAGTGTCTGTCTCTCTCTGCTTGTTCTTCTTTTGAAGCATACCAGCATCTTTCCTCTCAAACCATCTAACCACTTGGTAGTTATCCTCATTTGTGGTGCATCCCCATACGATAGGCTCACTATTCTTGTAAGATATAACAAGTACTGCTTGGAATACCATATCTTCATTTTGCAAATTATTCTTGACATGATACGTTACTTCAATACCATTTTTAAATAGTACCTTTTTATTGATTGCGTTTGCATCCTTTACTGAATATGTATTCAGTTCATTTAGTAATTCTCTTACACTTTCCATAGTAAATAATTTAAGATTAATGATTAGTTTATTGATTTGTTTCCTCTACTCAGCTTTTATGCAGACTTGTAACTGCCTTAGGTAGCTTTAAAAGATGGGGGAAACTTCCCCCACCAAATCAAAAGGAGTTTGTGTGTTGTTATTAGTCACGCCTTAACACACAAAGGCGTGGTGTCTATCTTGCTTCAAACTAACTGCCACTTAGTTTCATACCTATCAAGGTGGCACTTCAATTGCTTACCACCTATCATCAGTATCCCCTCTGATAGACTTCCCATATTAATCGGTACGGATTTCTTACATCCCCTATGGTGCTTTACCTAACTTGATGATAGCCTATTGGTCTATCCAAGCCCACTTGGTTGTCGGCAGTGGTTTCCGTTCAGTTGATTCGATACTGACAAACGCTGATTGAATTATTGCTCTAATACGTTTAGGTAGGCAATGCTACTGCCACGTATCGTGACTAAGACTTACGACCCTCAATCAAGCTAAAGGTCTATTACTGATATGCTATCTCAACACCCTCGAAAGAGACTTGATAGTCAGATGCTACACTAGGTTAACGTGGTCTTACTGCTAATCCCTAGGGACGTTGCCACAACCATCACGTGTGCTATATCTGAATCAGTATGTTAAAGAACGACAACGATATTGAATCATTGTTGGGACAAATGTACGAATAAAAAACAATACGTGTCAAATTATTTTACATTAAATGTTACAACAAATATTGCAAACGTACTGATAGCAAGGGATTGAGAGGGTAAACTTTTTTTTGTGTTGTTTGTATATCTTGGGGGTTGGGTTGTTTATTGGGGATATTACACCACCTCTTTCAGCTCCTTTCCTTGTAATAGTTACTGCGATACGTTCCGTTTGGGGTATCTTAGGGAGCATATAAGACAATGTTTAGGATTCTTAGTACTGACAGATAGCATAGCTGATGATAGTTAGCCTAACAGACTGAAAATAGAAAACGACATTTAGAATGCATGCATTGTATTTTAGTTTGGGTACCCCGTTTCGGGATTCGGGTTTCGGTGTATGGAACACACTCACAGATTACATATATAACCCCCACCCTTTTTATTTCTCAGAAAAAATTATATATTGCAAAAAAATCAAAAATCTATGTTTGAAAATGTATGCGGTGCTGCTGTGTCAAAAGATGGTGAATCTCACATTATGGCTTCTGGATTTTACGTTGGCGACTCTCATTACGTTGTAGTAATTCAGTCTATGTCGGGTGAGTTGATAGAGTTAAGTGTTACGGACTTGGACGAACCAATCTTTTAATTTTGGGAATTAAGCAAGAGAAGACTAAGCAGTTGGGTATGGATCCTGGCACTGCTTCAAACAGGTTAAAGAAGAACTTATTGTTTGAGTTTGCGAAGAGATTAGATATGCACTGGTGTTATCAGTGTGGTGCTGAAATAGAGTCGTGTGATGACTTCACTGTAGAACATAAAACCCCTTGGCTTCACTCAGAAGATCCTAGGGGTTTGTTTTTTGATATTGACAACATAGCTTTCTCTCACAAGAGTTGTAACTACAGGGCTGCCAGGGCAGGTAAATCAAGGTCTTGCCCCTCAACGACAGCGTATAGAAACGGTTGTCGATGTGAGGGGTGTAAGAAGATTAAGAGTGAGCAAAGGAAGAGGTCTTGATCTTATTGATCAGTACCAAATACCATCCACTCTACGATTGGGTTACTACCTCCTGGTGAGTAAGCCTTTAAAGTTTTATCACCATGCATAGGGACAAAAGCAAACTCTCCACCTTGTAGCTGCATCCATATAGGGTCACCAGTTGAGGTGTCATCGTATATGTATATTTTATTTGCTGCTGTAGAGTTTGTATTTTTAACGTACAAGTAAGCTATTGCTGCGTAGTCATCTCCAGTGTATAGAGTAACCTGTCCAGATGCTGTTCCTTTAGCGGTTGAAGTGATAGGTGCACGAGCAATCCCTGTTGTGTGAGATGCTGTAATTGAAGTAGATACAGATAAATTCAAGTTTTGAGATAATAGGTCTGCACTAGTTAATGTTAATTTAGGTGTTACTGTTGCCATTTTATTTTTTAATTAATGTGTTTGTTTGCAAATATATGAAAATTATCTATTATTATACTAAGATACTTTTACTATACCTCTATCGTTCCATAGCAAACCTCTACTTGATGGTCTTCTTGTTGGAAGTCTACTTGCATCTAATTGTGATGCATCTGTTGTACCCGCAGGACCTGTTGCTCCAGTATCTCCCTTGTCTCCTTTAGCTCCTGCAGCACCGTTACTACCAGCTGGTCCTTGTGGTCCTTGTGGTCCTTGTGCACCTGCAGGACCTCTTTGCCCTACAACATCATTTAGAAGATGTCTTCTAAGTTCGTCTAATTCATCTTGCATTTGTTGTATTTGATATACTAAAGCCCCAAACTCAGGATTAATTTCGTTATCTGCTAAATCTAATAAAGTATTTATATGACCTTCATCAAATTTATTTTTAAGAGCTGTCTTAGCGTCTCCTGTTCTTGTATGTACTGCTGAGTGTTTTTTATCTGCTAATGCCATAGTTAATCTAATTCTACTGATAATATTGCTGTTCCGTAAATAAAAACTCTTTGAGCACTGCTACCTCCTGTTGTTCTCATATGAAACCCAAGAGCATCACCTGCTGACAAAGAAGCGTTAGCTCCAGAAAAAGTAAATGTTTTTTGATATGGTTTATTTTCTGTATATGACCCGTTATGGTCTGTTGCTGTAATAGCGTTCATTGTTATACTTGCTGCTGTACCATCTGTTATTGGTGTGAACTTACTAAAAGCAAAATCTATATCTGCAGAGTTAACAACAGAAGAACTCCAATAAAATGTTAGCTGTAATTTCTTTACAGTACAATCTGCTACAGCAGTATAGCAAGCTGTTCTACTTTGATACTCACTGTTAGCACTAGATATAGCTGAAGGAGCAGTACTTAATCCTAATATAGCTAAAGTCCCACTACCTGCACTATACCAATAGTCATCATTATACATGTAAAACATGTAAGAGTTTAAATCTTTTATTTTGATTTGAAAATACTGTCCTATCTTCTCACCTTGAGTCTGAATATCATCTCCTTCAATAGATACTTTTCCAGCAGCTGATCTCGCTATTGTAGTATCACTTGCGTGCCCTAATTCTAAAGTTCCATCTATCTGAAGGTTACCTGACTCATCTAAGTTTGCTACTTCTACATTAAAGTTTTTAAAAGAAAAGGATTGACTTGTTTCGTCATTGTCTCTATCAATAACAAAAGTCATATTACCGTCAGACTGTATCTGTAAATCATTATCTGAACCAGTGTTACTTATAGTACTTCCAGATGTAAAAATAGCTCCACCTTCATCAACACTAAAAACTACTGCATCTGAATTGTCTGTTATTTTAAATTTTTGAAGAGATTCATCATTATCTGAATCAAGCTTTACAGTTACTTCACCATCAGATGTAATTGTTACATCTCCATCAGTAGCTCCAGTTATTCCTTGTGCATTAGTAGCTAATGTTGCTGTAGCAGCGTTACCAGTTGTACTTTGATTTAACGTAGGCACATTATTAACGTGTATGGTTCCTGCACCATCTACTGTTAAGTCAGGAGGAAGTAGAGTACTTAGTTGTGTAGATGCTGCTTGGTTACTACCGTTACCATAGAATATGTATCCACTATTTAAGTTAGGCACATCATTAGTTCTACCAATAGCAGAAACTTGTAGTCCTTGACATATAGTACCGTTAGTTTTTACGACAATACCAACGTTTTGTATAAGGGAGGACTCCCCTGTAGGTTTTGTTTGTGTAAGGTATGGAGCAGAACCTGAAGTATCTACATACAAAGTATCTCCCACAGCAAGACCTGTAAACCCAGATATGTTTGTGTTGTATATACCTTGCGTTATAGCAAAGTTATCTTTAGTAGATGTAGTATTCATCTCTGCCTCAGCAAGACCTATACAAGGCATTTTAGCAGGATCGTTAGCGTCACATATTCCAACCTTTAATCTACCACTACCTCCTAGTTCTATTTTAGAGTATAGCGGTGCCCCTGCAGGTATAGTAGCACCTTCATCGTTTCTTACCTGTAGGTGTATCTTTTCAGGGTGTCCCCATACAGCGTCACCATCTATAACAACAAGGACTTCACCATCTGAACCTGTATCAGAAGATAAGTTAGCATGGTTTATAGTAGCAGTAGATTGTATATCGTTGTCCCATCTATAATGCTCTTCAGCAACGTAGTTTGTTGCAGCATCGTGGTCAACAACAAAATCCATATCGTTGTTAGCATCATCGTATGTAATAGTGATACCAGTCTTTGTACCCCCTGTTGCTACAAGTGGACCTGCAATATCCTGAACCTGTTCTGTAGTTAGTACAGTATCAGAAGCACTAAGTTCAACTTCTGCAACTTCGTTACTTTTATAGTATAGTTTTCCGTCTGCAGACTTAGTGTATATAACACCACCATCACCATCAACAGGAGTTGTTGGAGCATTTATAGCTTCTCTTGTTCTAAGGTTGTCAGCTTTTACGTCTCCGTAAAAATCAAAAAGGCTACGCTGTAGCCTTTTCTTCATTATTCTCATTACCTTAGTTCCGTAATCAGTGACTACCTCACCTATGGATTTCTTGAGGGGTGATTTCATTTATTACTTCTTCTTTAATTTAGCACCGTACATTGCTTTTTTTTTCATCTTAGAACCGTACATAGCCTTCTTCATAGCACCACCGTACATAAGTTTCTTCCCATCTTTACCTACTCTTTTTCCCAATGGAGTTGCTTTCTCTACTGTTCCTGAACCTGCACCTTTTAGTTCTTTTATCTTAGCATCCAAAGATTTTAAGTCTGACTTCATCTTCCTAACCTGAGCAACTGTAAACTCACTCTTCATTATACTATCTTTTGTAGCTGCCCTAGATAATTTTTCTTGTAGAGCTTTTTGTTGTGATATAAGGTCGTTCATTTTAGAACCGATTTTACCACCATTCTTCATGTAACCCATCTTGTTACGAACTTCTTTTGGTAGTTTACCTAAACCTTTATTATCTGATGGTACTTCTTTTAGTTTAGCACCCATCTTTGCTTTTTTAACAGCTTTCATTTTTTTTGCTTTTACGGGTGCAATCATTATAGCTACTGCACCACCATGTTTAGCCTCACCTTTTAATTTAGTATTGTATGACTTACCTCTCCACTCAAAACGTTTTTGACCTGCTTTTCTAGCAGCAGCAAAAGCTTGATTAAATGTCATACCTGCGGTTCTATCAACTTTAGATATTTCTTTTTTTTCAGGCTGTACAACTTTTGCTTTTGGTTTTGAAGATACTATTCTATCTCCAGGCTTAGGTTTTTTTGCAACAACTGTGCTTTTAACACCAGCAAATTTTTCAAATTCAGCCGCCTGCTTGTCAGAAAGTTTAGTTGTTGATGCTTTTTTAGCTTCTTTTACTTTTTGACGTTGTGCTTTTTTAGCTCTAGCCTTTGCACCAGCAACATTTAATCTTTTCTCTAATCTAGATGTACCAGGTGCTGCATCTATAGCTGCTTTTTTAGCTGCTCTTTTTTCTTTTCTCTTTTTTAAAAGTTTCATCATTTTATATTTCCTCTGTCCCCTCAAGGACGTTATAAAATTTATTAATCAACCTATGAGTTTTATGTGTTACACGATACTGGTTCGGTTGATTTGAGTTCCAGGCTCGTTTTTCAAAGACAAAGATGTAATCCCTTTTAACTAGTTCGGGAAACATTCTATCATTAAAGTTTTTACTAACGTACATATTTTCCCTTATAAACCTTTTAGTGAAAGACCCTTTCTCGTCATTTATAAAAAGAAGGAACCTCATCTGGTTATCTGTAAGGTCGTACTTTCTTTGGAAGGAGTACATGGTATCACTTAGATACTTCAGGTAATTCCTCATTGTCTTAGATTAAATTAGGTCAAAGATAATAATTTTATTATAATTAAAAAATTATCATTACATTTGCGTATAAAATAAAAAATTTAAAATAAAAAAATAATGGCACAAAGAAAATATCACACAGTAACTGTAACTCCTGTTTGTAAAACTGGTGCAGCAGTTGATGATGCAGATGTATTATTTAATCCAGTAAAAATTCCTGGTGCTTGCCCTAGAGATGCAGCATCTTTATTAAAATCTGCAGTTATGGTTGATACTGATGATAATCAAGCTGCTGTAGATTTATATTTTTTTCAAGTTAGCAAAGACTTAGGAACCTTAGGTGATGTAATAGATATTACAGATGCTAATTTATTATTAGCAAAGCCATTAGGTTGTGTAACTATGCCTGCACTTTCTGGTGGAGTAGGAGATTATATACTAGGAAATATAAGCACTCTTACTGATATAGACTTAGTAGTTCAATCTGATGGAGATGACAATGATGAAGGTGCTATATATGTTGCTGGTGTTGCTACTGCTACTAAAACATATGCAGCTTCAGGTCTTGTATTTACATTTGGATTTGAAGTTCTTTAATAATGGAAATATTTAAAAACGATAACGCCTGGAACGAGAAAGCTATCGTAGGGTTTATAGCCTTTGCTATTATGTGCCTTATAATGATAGCTGACCTTGTTACAGGGTGGGTTGGATCAGACCTAGTAATAAACGAGTTTGTATACGATTCCTTCGTGTGGGTTGTGTTAGGCTCGTTTGGTATTTCTGGTGTAGAAAAATTTGCTAAAAAATAATGGGAAAGAATTGCACTTGTAAAGCTGTAAAGCGAAAGAAGAAAGGTAGTAGCGTAAAGGTTATGAAGAAAGGTGGTTCTGTAAAAGACGCTTGCTACCACAAGGTAGTATCTAGATACGGACCTAAGACTTCAGCTTATAGAAGTGGTGCAATGGCTAAGTGTAGAAAAGTAGGTGCTGCTAACTGGGGTGAAGGTGGTAAAAAGAAGAAGTAATGGCAGATCCTGTTAAAAAAATAAAAAAATTAGAAAAAAGGTTTGCTAAAAAGGCTGCTAAAGGACGCATGTACAAAGGAGAGCAAATGTCTAAAAAAGATATTCGCAGGTATAAACGTGCAGATAAAAAAATTGATAAAGCAAAAGGAACTAGTAAAGAAAAGTCAACTCAACTTAAATATGGGTATGACTATGAAGAGGCTAATAAAAGAGGTATAAAACCTGACGCTACTGGACACATGCAATCAAGAGTTCCTGAAACAGGTAGAATTTTAAAAGGTAGAAAACATCCTACCATATATAAAACAAAAAAAATAGAAAGAGCTCTTGGTTATAAAGTAATAAAGAAAGGTGATAAACTTTATTCTAAAAAGAAAAAGTAATGGCAGTTAGAAAGACAGCAGCAGGTTTACGACTTAAACGCTGGTTCAAAGAAGACTGGCGTACACCTAAAGGCAAAAAAGGTTACGAGGGTGGAGAAAATACTTTTCGCCCTACTAAAAGAATAACAAAAGATACGCCTACTACTTGGAGTGAACTCACTCCTGGAGAGAAACGTAGAGCTCAAATAGAAAAGAACACTAAAGGCAGAGTATCTAGATATAAAAAAGTGAAAGCAGTAAAGAAAGCTAAAAAAGGTATGGGCATAAAGACTAGTATTAAGTCTGGTAACTTTAGGCCTACTAAGTCTGGTGCAGGTATGACACAGAAAGGTGTTAAGGCTTACAGACGTGCAAACCCTGGTAGCAAGCTTAAAACTGCAGTAACTGGTAAAGTAAAGCCTGGTAGTAAAGCAGCTAAAAGACGTAAATCTTATTGTGCTAGATCACTAGGTCAATTAAAACGTAGCAGTCAAAAGACTCAAAACGATCCTAATTCAAGAATCCGACAAGCACGAAGACGATGGAAGTGTTAAAGAAATTAAGTTACCTACTATTATTTATTACTATTAACTCATTTTCTCAAGACAGCACATTTGTTGACTGTTTTGGAACACCATCTCCAGAAAACTGGTTAAGTGATGGTTTTTGTGACGATGGTTCGTATACATGGAATGGTAACCCTATAGATTTTAATTGTGAAGAATTTGGTTATGACGCAGGTGACTGTGAAGCACCAATAGACACAGTGTTAGGTTGTGTAGATCCCTTAGCTCTTAATTACGACTCTCTAGCCAATGTTGATAATAATTCTTGTCAGTTTCCAGTATTGGGTTGTACAGATCAAGATGCTAACAATTATAACCCTTGGGCGCAGGTTGACAATGGTAGCTGTATAAATACAGAGTGTAGCGATGGTGAGGCTAGAATGATTTTAGAAGTTACTCTAGATCAATATCCAAACGAAACTGGGTGGATTCTTACTGATATATCTACAGGACAACCAGTAGAAAGTGTTCTAGGCAACACTTATAATTACAATCAAGCAAATACTACAATATCTTATAGTTTGTGTGCTCCAGAATTTGGTGTGGAACTTATAATAAGTGATACATACGGTGACGGTATGCAAGGGTCGTTATATAGCGGAGGTGTAGATGGTAACTTTGTTATTTTAGGTGACTTAGAACCTTGCGGGGTTTTAGATACTTTATGGTCTTTACCTGATGCAGGTTTTGGTAACGCAGCATACTCAGGAGTTATACAATTAGAAAACTGCCCTATACCTGTAGTTTATGGCTGCATGGATCCTGACTATATAGAGTATAATCCTTTTGCAGATGTAGATGATGGAAGTTGTACAAACCCACACACTTTAGGTTGCTTAAATCCATCTTCATTTAATTACAATCCTGAGGCTACATTAAATGATATAATCCCATCTTGTGATTACACTTTAATTATAGAGGATGATGCAGGTGATGGATGGGGAGACTCCTATATAGGTTTAGTTCAGGGTGGTGTATCTATAGGAACTTATACTGTGGTAGCAGGAGAATACTATCAAGAGTTTGAAATAACTTTATCTACTGATAAACCTATAGATATTTATTATTTCGAGATAGGGAAGCCTCAGCAGCCTCAAGCTGAAGTAGAGTTCCAAACAATGCACAATTCTTTTAGACTAATAAACTCTAATGGTGTTACAACAATACAAGCGGGAACTAATCCTTTTATGAATAATGGGGCGGGAATATTAAAAGCTTATCAAGCTCCTTTTTGGCATGTATATAGTGTTATGCCATATTGTGGAGATTATTGTATTCCAGTTGTAGAAGGTTGTTTAGATCCTTTTGCTTTAAATTACGATTCTCTTGCTAACACTCAATCTGAAGAATGTATTGATATTGTATTAGGTTGTACAAACGATTTAGCGTTTAACTATAATGCAGAAGCTAATGTTGATGATGAAAGTTGTGAAGCTATAGTTTATGGTTGCATGGACAACCAGGCTTGGAACTATAATGCAGAATCTAATATAGACGATGGCAATTGTATTTATTTAGGATGTACTGATTCTGAGGCTTGTAATTATGACCAAGAAGCTAACGCAGACAATGGTGGTTGTTTTTATCCAGTAGAAGTTTACGAAGATTGTAACGGAGATTGTCTTAATGATATTGATTTAGATGAAGTTTGTGATGAACTTGAAGTTGTTGGTTGCACTAATCCTTTATCAATTAACTTTATGCCTGAGGCTACAGATAGTAGCGATGATTGTATACCATACGTGTATGGATGCACTAACGAGGCATCTTTTAATTATGAACCTTTAGCTAATACAGACGATGAAAGTTGCGTTGATGTTATAGAAGGTTGTACGGATCCAAGCATGTTTAATTTTAATATAGCAGCAAATACAGATAACGGGTTATGCGTAGAAGTTGTTATTGGATGTATGGACGCAACAATGTATAACTATAATGAAGAAGCAAACACAGAAAGCAATAATTGTATTTCTTTTGTATTTGGGTGCGGTGATTCTACTGCATTTAATTATGATCCTCTTTCTAACTCAGATAACGGAACCTGTTTAGAATATATTTACGGATGCATAAACCCTCAATCTTTGAACTACAATCAGGACGCAAATACTGATGATGGTTCTTGTATAAATATAATATACGGTTGTACTGATTCTTCAGCTTATAATTATAACCCGTTAGCTAACACTGATAATCAGAGTTGTGAAGGAATAGTTTATGGGTGTACAAATCCTATAGCTTTAAATTATATTTTAGATGCTAACCTGGATGACGGGTCTTGTATTACACCTATATACGGTTGTACAGACAATACAATGTATAACTACAATCCACTTGCAAATAGCGATAATCAATCTTGCGTATCATTTATATATGGATGCGATGATCCTAACGCTTTAAATTACAACGCTGAAGCAAATACTGACGATAATACTTGTATCCTTCCTATATATGGGTGTATGGACTCTACTGCTTTTAATTACGATGTTCTTGCAAATGCAGACAACCAATCTTGTATTGAAGTAGTCTATGGTTGTACAGATCCTGCAGCGTTTAATTATAGTGTAAACGCTAACACAGAGGACTTCTCTTGTATTGATATTGTATTAGGATGCACTAATCCAGAGTCGTTTAATTATGACGAAACAGCTAACACAGATAATGATGCTTGTATAGACATTATAGAAGGATGTATGGATCAGATGGCACATAATTATAGCGAGTTTTCTAATACAGAGGATGGTAGTTGTTTGTATGACGCAGGTTGTGTTGATGGTCCTGGTAATCCATATTGGTTGAATGACACATGTTACGCTTGGGTTTTAATGGTAGATCCTTATTGTTGTAATAATGAGTGGGACGATAAATGTCAAGAATTATACTGGAGCTGTAGCTGGGATAGCCCATTAGATACTAGAGATTTATTGAGAGGACATAACGTAGTTATGTATCCTGTTCCCGTAACTGACTATATAAATATACTAACTAACGGAAAGGTAGAGGTTGTTGTTTATGACTCAGCAGGTAAAGTAGTAATACACGTAAAAGAAAGATATACTAAAAAAGGTTTAAATCAATTAAACATGAGTTTATTAAATTCAGGAGTGTATTATTTTAGTGTAACATATGATGGTGTAACTACTACTAAAAGCATATTAAAGAAATGAAAAGATTAAAAGAATTTTTTACACCTGATGTTGGGTATTTGTTATTTTGGGTAATACTAGTTTTATTTTATGTTGTGTTTTTTGGATTATTTGCTCCGTCTTGTAAAGCTCAAGATTTACATAAAATATTTAAATACTCTACATTTTACGCTGCAGTTAATGGTGGTACATCATTAGGTGATGATCAAATATGGTCTGTAACATCTGGATCTTTAGAAGAAGAAACTATTAAAACACCATTTGATTATAATATATCTATTGGTATTAGAAAGATTAAAAGATTCGGATATGAGAACAGAGCCAACACTTTTTATAATGGTACGGAAAACTCTTATTCTGATGCCGCAACCATTGGTAGAGTTGATGGTTTTGAATATTTGTTCGAGGCTGATTTTGTAAGACGTTTAGGGGTAAACTACACTAATCATCATCACTTTGTAAGATATGTTGCAGATAAATGGGTGAGTAAAGTAGAGTACCTTGAGGATGGTTTTGCAGATATAAAATATTTTGAAGCATCAGAAAGATTTAGATTAAAGATAAGGAGCGGTAAGCTTTCATTAAATGGGGGTTTAGTACAAAGACTTGCCGAACCTTATGGCTTTAATCCTTTAGAAGACTGGGTATTAGATAATGGAACTCTTCATTATACATACCTTGCTCTTCAAGAGGGGTACAACATCACCCTAGGGGGAGAGTACTTTTCGCCTGATGGAACTCTTGTAGCCAGCAGTCAAGAAGTGTGGGAAGAAGTTGTTATACCACAAGTTATAAATAATTATGTAGAAAAACAAAGAAACTCTATATCTAATATAGTTGAGTATTCTTTTGTTGTGGGTATGGACTATTATCATTTCACAAAAGACTTCTGGTTTCACACTTGGGGTAATGTTATGCCATACCACTTAGACACTAAGAATACTTACTCTTATCATAAGTTTAATGAAGGTCAATGGGTTGACTATTCTTTAGGTTTAATTTATGGTTATAGATTTAATAAAAGTTTTGGTATATTTGTGGAAGGAAGATACAATAAGTATTGGAACAGACAGTGGCACAACTTTAGCGTTGGCCTTAATTATGTAATATTCTAAAAATGGCAAAAGAACTAAGCGAAGAAACGTCTTTTAATATAAGTCTAAAGACTTTAGCAGGTATAGGTTTTGTAATGGCTGCAGTAATTAGTGGTTGGTTTGTACTGCAAGCAGATATAGCAGAGGCTAAAAAATTACCTCTTCCTCCTGATCCAGAAATTACTCGTATGGAGTATGATATGAAAGATCAACTTATTAGACAAACAATTATGTCAACTCAGGATGACGTTAAAGACATTAAGAGTCAAATGATTAGAATGGAGGAGAAGATTGATAAGTTAAGGTAATCTTATGAAAAACTTTTTAATTATATTTTTTATTCTGACATCAACAATATACGGTCAAGATTTTTCTGACGGAATGGTTGCTGTTGAGTTTAATGCTAGTTTTAATAAAGCTAACGAAGTGGCTTGGTTATCAAAACTATCAGACTGTGAAATTCAAAGAGTTGATATAGCTGCAGATTCAAGATGGTCTAAAGAATATAAAATAGTGGTTGTTCCTACTATTGTTATATTTAATAATAACGAAGAAGTAAAAAGATTTCAAGCAAATATTATGATGACTATGGAAGCAACCCTTAAGGAGGTTCAAAACTCTATAGATGAAATAGTCATGGAAGCGTTTTAAATTTAAATTATGAAACTAAGTAAAAATTTCTCTCGTGCAGAGATAGAACACAGTAACACAGCAAAAAGATTAGGTATAAACAATGAGATGTCGGAGAAACACTTGGAAAACATGCAAAGGCTCATTGATAATCTTATACAGCCTCTTCGTGACGCTATTGGTCCTGTTAGGATTAGTAGTGGTTATCGTTCCCCGTCACTTAATCGTGCAATTGGCGGTTCATCTCGTAGCCAGCATAGCAAAGCTGAAGCTTTGGATCTCCAGTTTTGGGAAAAAGGAAAAATGAATAACAAAGTTATTTATGATTGGATTATAGAGTCAGGGTTAGAATTTGATCAGATGATAAACGAGTTTGACTTCTCCTGGATACACATATCCTTAAAAAAGAATAGTAATAGAAAGCAGATTTTAGAAGCGTACAAAGATGATGAAGGGGACACTGCTTACAGATTAGTATAGATATGAGTAAGTTACTAAATTTTTTAGGTGGTGGTGTTGTTAAACAAGTCGGTGATGTAATAGATAATCTTAGCACTTCTGAAGAGGAGAGATTAGAAGCAAAGCGTAAAATGGAAGAAGTTCTTATGCAAGCTGAATCTCAAGCACAAGAACAAGTTACTAGACGTTGGGAGGCCGACATGAAGTCTGATAACTGGCTATCTAAGAACATTAGACCTTTGATATGTATATTTTTAACTGCAATTTTTGTAGTTTTGTCAGTGTTTGACGGTAATATAGGGGAGTTTGCTATTCAGGAGAGTTATATACCTATATATCAAACATTATTAATAACAGTATATGGAGCTTACTTTGCAGGTAGGTCTATAGAGAAAATAAGAAAAAAATAAAATGTCAGATTTAAAAGGAAGATCAATAGCATCTACATATAAAAATTTAATTCAATCTTCAAGTGAGATTTCTAACACTAACTTAAAACAAATTCAAAGTGGTGCTGGAAATAATGTTGCTATGAAGTTGTCTACAGATAAAGCTGTTTTCCCTAAAGTAGGTATTGGTAATACAGGGTCTACTCCTGATGGATTATTACACGTTTTGTCTACATCTGCAGGTTCAGTTACAGCAAACTCTTTAGCTGATGAAATTGTTTTAGAGTCTTCAACTAATACTGGTTTATCTATATTATCAGGTGCGTCACATAAAGGTAATATGTTTTTTGGTGATGCTAATGACAATGATGTAGGTAAAATATCTTACAATCATTCTGATGATTCATTTAGTTTTAGCACTAATGGATCTGTGTCTATGACTTTAGATAAAAACTCAAATCTTAAAGTGAATGGTACAGTATCTCAATCAGATGATAGGTTTGAGCTTGTAGAGTATTTTGAAAAAGTTCCAAGTTTAGGTATAGCAGATGCTCAAGTAACTCAAGCTTCAAGTGCAACAACGGCTGTAACCTTGAATGCTAAGTATGGTGTTATAACTATGCAATCAGTTGATTTAGCTGCTACAGATACTGTACAGTTTGAATTTAACAATGATCATATATACGGAGCTACATCTCAAGTTTTAGTTAGTATAATAGATTCAAGTGTAAATCTTGCAGACAATGCTATGGTTAACGTAATAGTTTTTGATACTGCTGATGGTAGTTGTAGAATTAGAATTGGTACTAATGGAACTGATATTTCAGCCACAGTGTTTAAATTATTTTTTGTAATAGATTCTTATATTACTCCTAATCAAAATTTTGTTTTGGGTGGTGCTAATTCTGGCTCTGTTCAAGTAAGCGGTAATGCTGGAAGACCTACTAATGGTTTTGCTGGGATTAAACTAGTTACAGGAACTACTGATAATGATTTTACTGTTTTAACCACTAGAGATGGTGAGACTGAAATGCCAGCTACTTTTGATTCTTCTGCATGGTCTTCAGTGCCTTTTGGTACAGAAAATAGAATACAGTTTGATTCTGCTATATCTACATCGGGTACTATAACCAATTCTGCTATATGGGCAGGATTAAAGCTAACAGAGGTTGGTGCTTACGCTACAGACGCAAATCAAGCTTACTTTTTGTACGCTACTGATGATGATTTAGGAGCTTTAACAACTAATGGTAATCTTCATTTTGTGTATAGTGTATCGGGAGTAGATTATATAACAGATTTAGGTATAGCAGTTGCTGCTAGCACTGTGTATAAATTAAGAATTTCTATTGATGAAAATAGAAAAATTAGTGTTTTTGTAAATAATATTCAGTATGGTCTAGTTACATCTGCTACAGCAGGTGGTGCAACTCAATCTGTTAGTACAACAAAATCTTTAATTATGACTGACGATATAGATTTGTTGCCTTTTGTAGGAGTTCAAGCTTTAAGTGCAGCAGGTAGAGGTATCCAGATTGGATTTATAAAAATGTCTAGAGATTTATACGAGTAGAATACATAACAAATTTAAATTAAAGAAAAATGGAATCAATAAACCCCATTATAAGAAAGATAACAATAGGGGACTTAAAGCAAGGTCTTACCTACCAGGTAGGTCAGAGAATGCTTGGGGGTTCACTAGAGGTTACAGCTATTATACAAGACGAAGCTGCGTGGTATAAACACCAACAGGTTGTATACGATGTATATATAAAGAAAGATGGCGAAGAGTTTTCAAGACCTTGGAAAAGGTTTTTCTCTCAACCCACAGCTATAGAGTATAACACTGCAGTACTGGAAGAAGAGTACGAGGTTAAGTAAAAAAAAGTAAACGTAAATATAAGCAAAAATGAAGCCAATTAAAGATGTCTACTGGATAGAGGTAGAAAAAGAAACAGAAGATACTATAATGTTAAACGGTAAGGAGTTGTATAGAGATACCTCTTACGATCCTATGAAGTTAGCGAGACAGTATGGTACGGTATATAAGGTACCAATGCAGGACACTAAAGAGACAGGAATACAGGAGGGTGATAAAGTTTGGTTTCACCATTTTATAGCAACACCTGTAAACCTTGTTAAACATGCTGATAAAGATAATATATATCAAGCTTTTGCAGAGCAGATATATCTTATACAAAGAGGCGAAGAGTACATTCCTGTAGGAGTATGGAACTTCATGGAGCAAGAGATGAAAGAACCAGAGCAATCTGAGTCTGGAATATTTCTAGAGACTTCAGCATCTGAAGTTGAGCTTCATGGTAAAGCAGTTATAATAACTGACTGGATGAAAGAGCAGGGTGTTAGCGAGGGAGATAGAGTTATGTGGAGCGAGAACTCTGAGTACGATATGGACATAGATGGTAGAAAACTTCTTCGTATGCGTAACTTTGATGTATTAGCTGTATATGAAGGAGCAGAATAGAGATTATGCTCTTAAGACTTTAGAGAAGTTAATAGAAGCAAGTAAAGGAGCTGTAGATCTTCTTATTGAAGAGATAGGCAAACCTTTAATAGAGGAAGATGATGCTAAAAGAAGACAAGCTATAAAAGCAAAAAGAGAATGCTTTGAAGATTGTCAAGAAATTCTTTTAGGAATAAAAAACCTTGAGGATAGAATCAAGGAAGGTGAATCCTTAATAGAAGAGAAAAAAGACTTTAAAGGGTCTTTTGCTGAACGGTATGCAAAAAAGTGATACTATATATCTAATAGAGGGTAACGAAGGAGAGATCTTAGAGTTTGATAACTTAAAGATAGTTCTACCTAAAAAGCCTAGATATAAAAAAGATATACTATATCATAACCTCCCTAAGAAAAAACAAAAGTGGACTAGAGAGGATATACCAAAGGGTTTAACAAGGGATAATGCTACAGATTATGTAGACTACATAGAAGAGGAGTTTAGACGTAGAAGAGAAGGATTGTGGTTTTACAACAATGGCATCCCTACTTATATTACTGGATCTCATTATATGTTTATCCAGTGGAGTAAAATAGATGTTGGTTATCCTGATTATAGGGATGCTAACAGAACGTTCTTTATTTTTTGGGAAGCGTGTAAAAACGACAAGAACTCTTACGGAATGTGTTTTCTTAAGAACAGACGTAGTGGTTTTTCTTATATGGCTAGTAGTGAGATAGTTAATCAGGCTACACAGATTTACGATAGTAACTTTGGTTTGCTTTCTAAAACTGGAGCTGATGCTAAGACTATGTTTACTGACAAAGTAGTTCGTATATATAGAAACTACCCTTTCTTCTTTCAACCTATACAGGATGGTTCTAGTAATCCTCGTGTAGAGCTAGCGTTTAGAGAGCCAGCTAAAAAGATTACTAAGAATCAAAAGCATATAGAAAAGTCTGAAGCTTTAAATTCTATAATAGATTGGAGAAACACAGCAGACAACAGCTATGATGGTATGAAGCTTAAACTTCTTATACATGATGAGGCTGGTAAGTGGACAGGGCAAAACTCTATTAAGAAAAACTGGGGTGTAACTCAAACTTGTTTACTACTGGGTAGAAAGGTTGTTGGAAAGTGTATGATGGGTTCCACTGCTAATAAACAACAGGATGGTGGTGCAGAGTTTAAAGATATATTCTACAACTCTGATATGGGAGAGAAAGATCTCAATGGTAGGACAAAGAGCGGTTTGTATAAGTTATTTATACCTGCGTTTGATAACCTAGAGGGATTTATTGACGAGTATGGTTATAGTGTTGTAGATACTCCAAAGACTCCTGTAATGGGGATTGATGATATGCTTGTTGATACTGGTGCTAAAGATTATATACAAAACAGAAGGGATGCTTTAAAGAATGATACAACAGCGTTATCAGAGTTTAAGCGTCAGTTTCCGTTTACTATAGAAGAGGCATTTAGAAATGATACACAAAGTTGTATATTTGATGTCGAGAGAATTTATCAACAAATGGATTACAACGAAGTTAATAATACTCCTACAACAAGGGGTGAGTTTGTTTGGAAAAATGGCGTACAGGATAGCGAGGTTATATGGATACCTCACAGAAAGGGTAAGTGGGAAATCACTTGGGTTCCAGAGGCTCAGAATCAAAACGTTGTATCGTCTAGATTTAATAAAAAGTTTCCTGGTAGATCAGATCAACTTGTTGCAGGCTGTGACCCTTACGATCATGATACGACTACCGATGGTAGAAGGTCTGATGCTGCTGCTCATGTATTTCATAAGTTTAGCATGTCAAGTGATGCGTCTATGCAGTTTGTATGTGAGTACATTAATAGACCTCCTAAAGCAGAAATATTTTACGAGGATATGATTAAGATGTGCGTATTCTATGGCTGTCAGATATTGGTAGAGAATAATAAGGTGGGAATACTAAAGTATTTTGAAAACAGAGGATACTATGAGTACTTGATGGATAGACCAGATATGACTCACACAGAGTGGAGTAGAGGAAAACAAAAGACTAAAGGTATACCTGGATCAGGTGCTGCAGTTATAAATGCTCAAGCAGAGGCTATAGCAACATATATATATGATCATGTAGGGTATAACGCAGAGACTGGAGAGATTGGTAGATGTTTTTTTAATACGCTTCTTGATGATTGGAGTAGGTTCGAGATAGATAATAGAACAAAGTATGATGCTAGTATATCGTCTTCATTGGCTTTACTAGCGTCACAGAAATATATAAAACCTAAAAAAGAATTAAAGGTGTCATCTCCTTTAGTTAAAAGATATAGTAACAAAGGAATGTTTAGCAAACAAATAAAATCATGACTTACGGTAATAATAAAAACAAATTAAATGGTTATCCATCACCTTTAGCAACTAACGAAGAAAAAGCTACTAAAGAGTATGGACTTGAGTACTTTAAAAACATGTACTACGAGTGGCATAATAATGGTGACGTATATTTTAGAGATCGTAAGATGCGATATAATCGTAACAGATCTTACGCTGAGGGAAACCAAGATGTAGGTAAATATAAAGACCTTCTTGATGTTCAAGGGGATTCTTCTTATTTAAATATAGACTGGAGCCCTGTATCTGTTATACCTAAGTTTGTTGACGTTATTGTTAACGGAATGGTTAATCAAGACTATGATATAAAAGCTAAAACTATAGATCCTGTTGCTGCTAACGAAAGAATGGAAAAGAAAAAGCAGTTGTATGGCAACATGTTAACTAAAGATTTCTTACAAAACTTAGAGGATGAAACTGGTTTACCTTTAGCTCCTAAAGAGTTTGTTGCTGAAAGCTCTGAAGAAGTTGAAATGTTTATGGCACTTAATTATAAGCAAAATGTAGAAATAGCTTTAGAGAAAGCAATAGAGTACACTTTAGATATTAACGACTATGACGAGGTTAAACGATATATGATTCGTGATCTTGTTGTTTTAGGTTTATGTGCTGCTAAAACAGAAATTTCAAAAACAGAAGGTGTTAAGATACGTCACGTTGACCCCGTAAACCTTATAACTTCTTTTTCTGCTAAACCAGACTTTAAAAATATAAGACACGCAGGTGAGGTTTATTCTATCACTATTGCTGACTTAAAAATGCAAGCTGGAGATGAGTTTAGTGAAGAGGATTATATTAAAATAGCTAGAGAGTATGCTGGAAAAAATAATAACCCAGCAAATTATGGCACTCAAGCTTATTACGAGAATGGTAACGAGACTTATGACTACGATAAGTTTAGTGTTAATATATTAGATGCTGAGTTTATTACAAGTCACTCTTTAAAATATGAGAAGAAAGAAAATAGATTTGGTGGTTACTCTGTAAACAAAAAACCTTCTAATTATAAAAAACCTAAAAACTCTAAAACAAAGAGAGAAGATATAGGTCAAACAGTAAAGGTTATATACAAGGGTAAGTACATTGTAGGAACAGATTATATATTTAATTATGGCATGATGCAAGATATGCCTAGGGCTAAGTCTAACTTATCTGAAACAAGGTTGTCTTATATAGTGTATCAACCAAACTTATACAAAATGAAGAGTCGTTCTTTAGTAGATAGAATGATTCCTTTTGCTGACCAAATACAATTAGCTCACCTTAAAATACAACATACTTTAGCTAAAGCTAGACCAAAGGGTGCGGCTTTTGAAATAGGTTCTTTGGAAAACGTTTCAAAAGGTGATGGTGGTACATTTACGCCTATGGAGCTTCAAGAGATATACGATCAAACTGGTAATATATATTACAGACGTATAGATGATGAAGGTCAGATGACTGGGGCTATGCCAATTCAGGAGTTAGAGAATGGTATAGGTCGTGATTTTAACACTCTTATAGGTGTTTATAATCACAACATGCAAATGATTCGTGATGTGACTGGTGTAAACGAATCTAGAGACGCTTCTAAGCCATCTAGCGAAGCTTTGGTAGGAGTTCAAAAACTATCTCTATTAGCATCTAACAATGCTACTAGAGATATTAACGATGCTTATCTTAACGTTACAACAAGAGTTTCTCAAAGCATAACTGTTCGTATGCAAGATTTAGTAAACTTTAAAGGGTTACATAAGATGTATGCTAACGTTATAGGTGATACTGCAATGTACTCTATAGATATGATGAAGAAGCTTTCTATTCACGAGTTTGGTATAACACTAGATGTTGCACCTAGCGAGGAAGAGAAGCAGATGATGGAGCAGAATATACAAGCATCTATAGCTCAGAAAGAAATTAGATTAGAAGATGCCATTATGATTAGATCTATTAAGAATATTAAGATGGCTAATCAAATGCTTGTTTTAAGAAGGAAGAAATATCAAGAAGAGCAGCAATTGCAAGCACAAGAAGCTTCTAAGCAAAACGCTGAACTACAACAGCAGTCTGCTCAACAAGCTGCACAGCTAAAGCAACAAGAGTTGCAGACTGAGATGCAGATAGAACAGGCTCGTGTTCAAGCTAAAGTTCAAGCTGATATGCAACTTAAACAATTAGAGTTTCAGTTAAAAGAACAGTTTGAACAATCTCAGCATCAAAGAAGGTTGAGGGAAATAGAGCTTAGTAACCTTGGTAAAGAGGGTGCTGCGTCTATTCAGGGAGAGGTTCGTAAAGCTGTCCAAGAGCAGTCTGCTATGAATCAATCTCAGATGATTGAACAGAGACAAGGCAATAGAGGTCCTTTAGGTGAGAATCAAAACATACCTCAATAGTTTGACATTAATATAAAATAGTTTATATTTGCGAAAATAACATAAATTAAATTTAAGACAATGGATATAAGAGATGAATTAGTAAAACAGTTTGGAGGCGAGGTTGTACAACCTGAATCTAAACAAAATATCGTTGACTTGACTGGTGATGAAAACCAAGCAGTCGAGTCAGAGCAACCTGTAGCAGAGGAGCAATCTAACGTTATAGACTTGACAGGTGAGAGTTCTTTAAATACTGAAGAAACTACTAACGTTGAGGAACAACCTCAAACTAGTCAACCACAAGAGGGTGAGGAAATCAGTGATGATGAAGTTGTCTTACAATACCTTAGCGAAAAGCTTGGGCGAGACCTAACATCATTTGATGATCTTAACACGACTACTAGTACAGAAACAGAAAGCAATGACTTTGCTAGCGAGCAGCTTCAAGTTATTAATGAGTATGTTAAGAATACTGGTCGTACAGTTCAAGATTACCTAAACACTCAAACGGTTGATTTAACCAACGTGTCTGATGACGCTTTAATGAAGGAGTATCTAAGATTAGATAATCCAAATTTAACTGATGCAGAGTTAAATGATTATATGGCGACAACGTACAAAACAGACAAAGAGGCTTATAGTGAGAGAGAAACCAACGCTGGTAAGGTTCAACTTATGAAGGACGCTAAAGCTGCTAGAGACTACTTTAATCAGATCAAGGAAGATTATGCTATGCCAATGCAAGCAGATGATCCTGGAATATCTGAAGCAGAAAGAGGTGAATGGTTAGGTCAAATGGAATCTGAGGTCGATGACCTCGATGGTTTATCATTTGAAATGAATGACCAAGGCGAAGAGTTTATTTACAATCTTGATGACGAAGCTCGTCAGGAGATTAAAGGGTATAACTCTAACCTAGAAAACTTCTTTGACAAGTATGTTAATGAAAGTGGTGACTGGGACTTTGACGCTTTAAATACGGATATGTACATCTTAAACAATATAGATAAGATTGTTAGGGGTGTCGCTAATCAGTATAGAAGTAAAGGAACAGAAAGCGTAATTAATGAGATTAAGAACCCTTCGTTTACTCAGGATAAACAAGAAGCTCCTGCAAAGCAAGAGTCAACTCTCGACATGTTGAGACGACAAATACTTGGTTAAGGAAAAATAAATTAATTATCATTTTAAAAATATAAAAAAATGGCAAGTGTAAGTTTAGGAACGTCACCTACTATGGTGCCTACTCCTTCTAATGTAGCAGTTGCAACTACATCTAACTATGTTGGTAGTGCTACTTTGTTAGCGTCTTCTGACGGAACAGCAGCAAATGTACCTTTACATAAACGTGATGTGGATGAGCAACTAATTAAGCGATACGGTAATCAAGGTATTACTGGCTTAATGGAACTTTTAGGTTCTAAAAAAGAAACAACAGCTCAAACTTTTGAGCACTATGAAGAAACTCTTCTTCATAATCACTTTGAGGCAGAAATTGCATCTAGTGAGTTAGAAATTGCTGACGGATTTACTGATGGTTCTAGTGATGCTGGAAACTCAGCTCTTCGTGATGGAGATTTAATTTTAGGTGCTGATAACAGCATGTACTATGTAACAGCAGTTTTAGGTAACGACAACGACTTTACCGTAAAAGATATGAATGGTGCTGTTGTTGCAACTAAAGCTTCTCAAGCTTACGCTATAGTAGGTAATGCTTATGCAGAGCAAACTGGTCAACCAGTTGGTATTACGCCTCGTGTAACTCAATACCAAAACAAATGTCAGATTATTAAAGAATCTTTCACTGTTTCTGGTTCTGAGGCAACTAACGCTGTTTATGTAAAAGTAAACTCTCCTGAGTTTGGTTCTGGTTACTTATGGTACCTACAAGGTGAGGCTGATACTTATCAAAGATTCCAAGATTATGCTGAATTAGCAATGATTATTGGTCAGTCTGGTGATGGTACTTTACGTGATGGTGCTGCTGATGACGCAACAGGTTCTTCTATTGTAACAACTGAAGGTCTTTTACCATTTATTGAAAACAAAGGTCAAACTATGGGTCTTGGTTCTTCAGCAATTACAATGGCTGACTTTGATGCTGCTGTTAAGTCTTTAGACAAATACAGAGGTTCAAAAGAGATGGCTCTTTACGCTGGTATCAACTTATCTTTAGATATTGATGACTTATTAGCTGCACAAGGAGCTTACGCTGCTGGTGGTGCTAACTATGGTACTTTCGCTAATAACAAAGACATGGCGTTGAACTTAGGTTTCAACTCGTTCTCTCGTGGTGGTTACACTTTCCACAAGAAAACTTACGACCTATTTAACCGTCCTGACTTATTAGGTGGTACTGGATTTAACTACAATGGTTACGGTATGTGTATCCCTATGGATTCACAAAAAGATGCTCGTTCTGGTGAGAAGATTCCTTCGTTACGTATGCGATATAAAGCAGCTAACGGATACTCTCGTGAGATGGAGCACTGGTTAACTGGTTCTGCAGTTCTACAAAACAAAACTAACGAAACAGATGAGTTACGTTGTAACTACCGTACTGAACGTGGTTTTGAAGGATTTGCTCCTAACCGTTTCTTATTGTTCAAAAAATCATAATTATTAATATATAAAGACATAAGAAAATGGAGAGATACTTATATTTAGAAGTTTCAAGTACTGATTACATGATGCTTCCTGCTTCAAGAATATTAGCTATAGATGGTGCTTCTGCAACTTCAATAGAGATATTCTATCAAACTTTGCTTGCAGATCCAACAGACGAGACTGCAAACGATGAACAAGCGAAAGCTGTTATTACAGTTGCTAGTGGAGACGCTAAAGCTTTTTTACATGATCTTGCTGAGGCTATAAATAGCCTACCAAAAAATCATGTTGGCTTTATTGATGTAGAGGCTTTACCTACATCTGCTACAGTAGCTTCTATTGGAATATCAGGTGCTGCTTAATAAGCAATAGTTGATTATATTACTGGGGGAGGGATTTACTCTCCCCCTTTATAAAACTTTAAGTTAATTTTAGAAAATAATTATTATGACACCAACAAAAACTCGTAAGGCTGTTACGCCTCCTACGAATACTAAGGTTGAAGCTAAAGCTCCCGTAGTAGAAAAAAAATTCACCCCTCGATTTACTAATAGAAAAGAAGATTTCAAACCAACTGTTTATAATCTTAAATCTTATTCTAAAAAAAGAAATGGTATGCCTCAGTACCCTATAGTTTCTTTACTAAAGGCTGAGGATGTTATATTTGATCCTGAGACAGGAGAAAACAGAAAGATTAGATATATCCCTGGAGAGCCATCTATATTTGTAGATGAACAACCAGAGGGTGCTAAGATGAGAGAACCTATAGCTTTTAATAACGGATATTTATTTGTAGATCATACTAATCCTACCCTTAAAAAGTATCTAGACACTTGTAATGCTAATGGTAGTAATCCTCATAGAATAAAATCTAAAACTGTATTGTTTACTGTAAAGGATGATGAGAAGAATGCTCAAGAAAAAATATCTCAAGTAAACGATGTTATAGACGCTGTTCAAGCTGCCCTTAAAATGCCTTTAAATGAGCTTGTAGGGTATGCTAAGGTATTAGGTGTTAACACTAACAAGAGTGTAGATGAAATTCGCTGGGATATGAAGATTCAAGCAGAGAAGAATCCTACAGCTTTCTTAGCAGGTATGAATGACCCTCGTACAGAGATGAAGCAACTTTTACTAATGGCTGAGGAATCAGGTATTATCTCTATGAAGAAGACAGGTGTAACTTGGGTATCTTCAGGTAACACTATTTGTGTCCCTGCAATTGGAGTTAAGCCTATCGAGAGAATGGTAGACTTTTGCTCTGAAGGTGAGGGAGAGCAGATATACGCTGAGATAGAGCGTAGGCTAAAAGCAATTAATGGATAATGTATTAATGTTATATATGCAAGAGGGGGACTTAACAGTCTCCCTTTTTTTGTTATACGAATTAATTTCGTACTTTTGCTAGGGAATAAAATATACAATAATGACGATTGATGAAATATATAGACTGGTACAAACCTTTGCTAATAAAGAGCAGAGAGGGTTTATAACACCGTCTGATTTTAATCTTTTAGCTAAACAAGCAGAGTTAGAGCTAGTAAACAAAAGGTTAAGTATACTACAAGAAAAGTCTACACAAAAAAAGGCTGCAGGATTTATAGAGGAGTCTTTGACACCTGAAGTGGCAGAACAAGATTTAGCTCCCTTTTTAGTATCAAAAAGATTTAACGTTTCATCCTCTGTAGTTGCATCTGGATACTCAGAGGCAGAGGTTAGTCTTTCCAACGATGTTCTTTTAATAAAAGAAATTTTTATATTACCAGATGAAAATTTTGGTATAAACTCTCATGTACCTTTAGAAATAGTAAAACCTGAAGATATAAATAAAGTACTTAGAAGTAGTTTGGTTAAACCTTCAATGGACTTTCCTATAGGTCTTATGAGTGGATCTTCTACAAGCGAAAGGTTAAAAATAAAAATATTTCCTGATTCTATAAAGAATGTGATGGTTTACTACTACCATTTACCGTCTATACCACCTCAGTGGAACTATGTTACTGTCGCTGGAAAGCCTGTACATGACCCGTCTAATTCAACTCAGTTTAGATTACCTTCTAGAGTTCATGGTGAAATTGTAGTTAAAATATTAGAATATCTTGGGGTTAACTTAAGAGAGGCTCAATTAGTTCAGTATGCTCAAGGTAACGAATTAAAAGCAGATAGTTAATTATGGCAATAGATTACACAACAATAGAAGAAATTGTTAACGATTTTCAGTTAATGATTGACGACACATCTTACGAAAAAGAAGCTAGTGTATATCAGCTAAGATTGTTAGCCTTACAAGGCTTAAGAGAGCTTACGTTTGATGTTGAGCAAAGGGTTAAGACTACTACACTTGCTGTAAACTCTACAACACTTCAGTGTACTTTACCTGCTGATTACGTAAAAATAAATAGAATTGGATATAGAGGAGATGATGATGAATTTCACTCCTTAGGTAGTAACCCTAACTTAGTGTTAGATGCTAGTGTAGCGTCTCAAGTTGGGGATGAAGCTTATGATGAAAACAATCCTTATTATCATACAGATATAGGAAAAAAGTTTGGTATAGGTGGAGGAAAAAATACTTTAGGTTATTACAGAATAAATAGACAAGATGGTACTATAAACTTCTCTTCAGATGTTGGTGGTAAAACAGTGTTTATGGAGTATATATCTGATGGCATTACCGCTACACCTGGAGAGGATCATATTGTTAAATTTAATATAGCTACTCCTCTTGCAAGTTCAAATCTTCTTGCTGGTATTTCTAACGATACAACAATTAAAATACCATCTAGGTCTGGAGGTGTGATTACTTATACTTTTAAAGATACTGCTGTAATGGATTCGACTGGAGCAATAATATATGATTACGATAATTTAAGTAGTAATCCTTTATCTACAGAGGTTTATGTTAATTTATTTGATGGCTCAAGCATTGACGTTGCAGAAGCTTTAACTGATGTTATAAATAATGGTCACCCAAGGTATCATGTTTCTCCTAACGACTCTAACATAACAGCAGTTGATGATCAAAATAATATTATTATAACAATTAGTAATCTTACTTCAGATCCTTTAGATTTACTAAGTACTGATGGAGAGTTTGATAGTAATTTGTATGATGGCTCATCTGCATTTTTTTCTGTAGATAGCCAATCTTTACTTCAATTAGGTTCTTCAGGTGATGTACCTAAGATACATAAGTTTTGCGAAGAAGCTTTAAGGTCTTATATGTACTACAAGTACATTCAGAGAAAACGTGGTATTCCTGCTAACGAGAAACAAATGGCTAAAAGAGCTTACTATAACGAGAAGAGATTAGCTAGAGCTAGGATGATGAACTTTAATAAAGAGGCTGCTATGCAGGTTTCTAGGAAAGCATTTAAGCAATCTCCAAAAATATAAATTAAATGCCTTTAGATAAGAGAAGTTTTTTAGGTGGTATGAATAAAGACGGAGATGTTCGTCTTATTAAAAACCCAGATTACATAGACGCTTTAAATGTTAGAGCAGCAACATCTGTTGATGGAACTGTTGGGTCTTTAGAGAATATAGAAGGTAACGAGGTAGTCCCTTTTGATTTTTATTCTACAGAATCAGAAACATTTTTTGTTAATGATAATGGTTTATATGAAGAAATAAATCCTGCGACTGTATTCTATCAAAAGGTTATAAGGATACAAGGATGGGAACAAAATAATTCTGAATACAGATTTACTTTACTTTCAGTTGGGCCAAATGGAAATATTCCTATTGGTGAGTTTAATTGGTCTGGAAATGTTAATCATACTTTTACAGCTCAATATTTATACTCTCAGTTTGGTAGTGTTGGTCCTTACAATAGCGGTATTAACGTGTATGATGTAAATACTGGAGATCAATATACGGCAAGCATAAAACTTTTAACATTTGGTCAAAACGCTATGTTGCATGGTGGTTATTTTGATGTTGTAGTTGAGTGTGACGTTGCTGGTGTTAATTTTGATCTTGGTGTATCTGTATCTTTAAATTCAACAGGCGGTGAAAGGTATTCTCCCCCTGGCCTACCTGATATTCAGTATACTTATACTTTTTCTGAAGATTCTAGTATACCAATAACTCCTAGTGAAAACGTTTCTATAATGTTGTTACCATCTTTTGATACTGGAGGTGTTTTTAATACAGACGCTAATGATGATGGTGTTGTTATAAGTCCTAACGGTACTTTTTACGAAGTTGGTAATAGAACTGTATGGAGAATTACGTTTGTTGCAGGAGAAGAGCCTACGTCACCTGCGAATTTCCCTGAAGTAAACGTTTTCTCTTATAGGGAGAGCCTTAACCCAGCAGATCAAAATAATGATTATGAGTTTGAGCCTTTTTTGACTATAAATTCATCTACATTTTCATCTGGACAGTTTGAGTTTGACTCAAATCAAAATAACTTATCTGCATTTTTACATAATGAATTTTCTGAAAGTAAAACTATCCTTTGTGACGGTTTGCCTTTAAATTTTAATATAGATCCTGAAAAATTCTTTTTAACATTTTCTGAAAACGCAACTTTTAATGGTGAAAACAACTTTACTGTTATCGTTGTAGGACCTGTTGGTGTTAAATTTAAGTTAGCCTTAGGGTATAGTTATCATAGCATAAATAATATTTTAAGTCAAGCAGAAGGATTTGATGTTGGAGAATCTGATGTTTTGCAAGTTTTTGGAAACGGAACAATGATGACTCTTAATAGTTATCAAATAGTTGAAAATTCCATCGAAATTACAGACTCTATAATTAATGATTTTAATAGCTTACAAGAAGAATTAGCACATCAAATTCAAATATATGGTGAGCAACAACAGACTTTAATTGAACTAAATATTACTAATAACAATTTACAGGAGGATCTTGCTAATCAGATAGATTTAACAGCAACAGCATTGGCAGAACTAGGAGAGACTGAGTCTAATTTAGAATTAGCTGAAAGTGTTATTTCTGATCACGTTAGTACTATTAGTAATCTGGGTCAGCAGCTTGATTTTTATCAAGAGCAAAATGACGCTATGCTTATAGAGATAGCTAGTTTGAATGAAGATTTAGAGTCAGTTGGTGATCAGTTAAATTACGTTCAGTCTCAATTAAATATAGCTGTAAACGATTTAGAAGCTGAACAGGATTTAACAGCATCTCAAGTAATAACAATAGCTGAACTTAATGCAGAGATAGTAACATTAGCAGACGCTATTATAGCTATAAATGTGGCTCATGGAGGTGAATTAGCAGCTTTAGAGGCTGAGTTAGGGGCTGAGATAGCATTACTTGAAAATGCTAATAATAACCTTGAGGATCTTGTGGATGCTCTTAATCAAATGTTAGCTCAGTATGTTCAAGACATGGAGGATCAAGATGATGAACATGCTGCAGAGATTGCTCAATTAACATTGGATCATAATCATGCAGTGGCTGTCCTTATTGCTCAACATGAACAAGCTTTAGATGATGCAGAAGCTGCTGACCAAGCTGCACAATACGCTTTGCAAGCACAGTTTGATCAAGATTTAGCTGATCTTAATGCACAGCATAATGCTGAAGTAGCAGCTTTAGAAGTAGATATTACTTCCCTTACCACTCAGGTTTCGGATCAAGATGCCACAATAGTTAATCTTCAGACTAACGTTTACGAACTTGGAGAGCAAATAGATGCGTTGCAGGAACAGCTTAATGCTAACGCTATATCTGATGCTATAATATTGTCTATACTTGATAATTTTAATCAAATTTATATCGATACAACTCTATCATATAATCTAAGTCTAGAAGCATATAACGCTTTAAATATAGATAATCAAATTATTTATGAGGAGGATTTTTCTCCAACTTCTGATTATGAAAATGAGTGGACTTTTTATGATAATGCATATCTTACTGCTGGAAACTCTGTAAATTCATTACCTTCATTTTTATTTGAACAAAACGGCCACTTAAAAGCAATTTCTAGTGTAGGAAGTTCTTATGGAGCTTTTAGACTTCCTTACAGTTCCTTTCAAAACTCAGCAGCTTGGGTAAATGGTGCTGAAATAACTTTGTCAATAACTTTTGAAGTTGTTAATACATCTACATCTGGTTCTGCGTCAATACCAAATAATATAAGTGTGCAGATAACTAATCAATGGGATACTACAGGTAATTATAATTCATCTGAAGAGGTTGCCATTGATGAACAATACAATTTAACTCCTGGAGGATCAAATAACCCAGAACCTTTTTTACATACCTTTACTGTTGTTAATAATAACGTAGGGTATCAAGGTGATTATTTAGATAGATACGCTAATATTGTTATTGTATTTCCTCCTGTTCCGAATGTAAATATTGAATATAGAATCACAAATATTCGAGTGGGTAATGATGCTCAAGAGATGTTTGCTTTTAATTTAAATAATTTAGTTCCAGAACATCAAACGTCCTTTAATGAATTATTTAATTTAATTAACTCTGATGTTATAGGGTGGCAAGATTCTGGTTTAGATACCTTTAAGGAGTTTATAGGTGAGTCACAGTATGAGAATTATCTATCATTAATCGTTCCTGGCTATTCAGAGACTACTGCGTTTACTCCCCTAGGAGATAGACTTTCAGATTATGTAGACTCTGTTACAGATTTTTCTAACGCTGTTACGACTCAGCTTTATAATCAATACAACCTATATGTCTTAGCTTCAAATGCAGATATTTCTGCTTTAGAAACTATGCAGCAATCGCATCAATTAACTGTATCCACTTTAGAAGGAAACCTTGATGCTGCACAACTGTACATTGATGATTTACAATTTCAACTTGATAACGCTATATTTACTATAGAGAATATGAATGCTGGGCTTGGTTTCGATCCTGTTTTAGATAATATACTTTTGGGAGATAATGTTGTTGCAGGAACTTATTGTGTAAAGGGTCCAGAGGTTGGGATCACTTCTGAATGGGCAACTCCTTCATATTTTCACACAGCAGGTGCTTTTTGTGGTGTAAAGCCAGAATGGACAATCAATGGTGAAGATTTTTATGGCGAAAACATAGTTTTTATAACCGAACAAGAATTGGACGCTTTGCGTGATCAACCACATAGCCCTACAAATAATTTCTGTTACTATATAACAAACAAGTTTACTAATGGTCAAACTATTGAGTTTGAGATACCAGGAGGTGGTTATCCAACTCAAGTTATGCATATTATATTTGCTAACTTTGACGAAAACACTACTGAGTTAACTTCTACAGCACCAAATCCTACTATTAGTGCAGGTGTAAATTTTGTTGATCCAGTAATTAATGTAGATTCCTTAAGTGAGTTTTTTGATATAGGCATGGTTCAGATATTACTTTATTATAACCAAAATGAAGGTGATAATGTAACATTTTCAGATGATATTTATTTAAAAAGATTTGCTGAGTCTACAAGTGGAGGAATATTTTGGTTTGGTTCTCATATTGGTAAAGCACTTGAGTTTACAATAAATAATGGTGTCCCATTTGATTAATAAATTAATTAAACAACAACAATGTCTTTAACAATAAAAAATAAAAACTCAGACTTACATAAAAGTTTTTCAACTAAATCTTTGTCGGGAGAGTATACCTGCATAGGTTCTTATGAAGATAAGACTACAAATTGTATATATTACTTTTTATACTCTGAAGATAATATTGGTGTTTCTGGTAAGTACGATTGCATTATAGAGTATAGCCAAGTTGAAAACAAGACTACTGTGGTTTATCAAGATGGTAAAACAGGTAGTAATGGGATTAATGAAAATATCTTAAACTTTGATAAAGACCACCTTATAACTGGTATCAATAAGGTTGAAGATATACTGTATTGGACAGATAACCTTAATAGACCTAGAAAGATTGATGTAGAGAAAGCTAAAAGAAACGAGCAGTATATAAAACTTGGTCCTACATTTCAAGGTATATTAAAAGAGTCAACTTCAGGGTCAAGTACTACTGCTGTATTCTCATCTACATTGAAAGAAGATACTAGAACTATATTAGTTGGTGTAACTAATAATCACCCTTTTGAAAAAAACGATCACTTGTATCTTCAACAGTTTGGTATAATATCTCCAGACTTGTTAGGTAAAGGGTATAATGGTTACGCTAAAGCTGTCGGTATTATTAAGAGGTTCGCAAAAGGAACAACTCATGTTACCTTAACGCAAAACAATAAAACTGTTACAATGCAGGGAACTACTCCTACTGATGAATTGTTTCCTGGTGACTTTGTTTGCGTTGTGGTTAGTGGTAATGCACATTTAATTGAGATTGACTACATCGTTGACACTCATACTTTTGAAGCTACTACTGAGTGGGCTTATGCAGGTGCTAGTTATATCAATTTTGATTTATCATCTTTTAATTCTGCTTTAAATACTGATAATGGTATTATAACTAGTACGCCATTTATTGATTTAGCAGAAACATCTCCTGGGGGTAGAGTGTTGTACGCACAGCCTGATGACGCTTACTCTCCTTTAATTAGTTTTGGGGAAGTTGAAGATAAGATGGTATACCTTGACGCTTTATCTCATCAACCAAGATATAAGCCTGAATTTTCTTTTAACAAAGAGCCTGCTAGGGTAAACCATATAGTTGGTAAATTTTTTCAGTTTAGATATAGATATGTTTACAAGGATGGTACTGTATCAGCATATAGTGGTATATCAGATGTAGCTAACCAAAGCGTTTATACTAAAAGATATATTTCTGGTGAAGACAACACTACTATTAACAACGCTGTAAATAATATTATAAATATAAAGTATAACGATAGTATATCTTATGTGGATAAGGTAGAAGTTGTAGCTAGGGATGGTAATGATGGTGAGTTTTTCCTTGTAGAAACTATACCTAATGACTTTATAAAGTACTTAAAAAGAAGAAAGAACGAATCTCTTTTCTTTACCCCTAGTTTGTTTTTTGGTGGATCTACTCAAACTAATGTTGAGTTTTCAACTGCAATATTTAGAAATGATGGTGTTTATCCTTTTGTATCTAAAACAGATATTGATAAGCTTCAAGATGCTTTACCTAAACTAGCGAAAGCTCAAACTATACTACCTAAGAATAGAATAGCGTATGGTAACGTTGTTGATGGATATGACAATACAGATATATACTGCAATTTACAGATAAACCCTGTAACTAGTTTAGAAGCTTCTAATCAGTTTATAAATTCAATTACTGGAGGTAGCATAACTAATTATAGTGGTGGTCCTGACTTTGAAGTTGTAAATGCAGGTGGTCCAAACATTAGTACTGTTTTTAAGGTTAGTTTTGATCTTTCTAATATAGACCCAGAAACAAATGGTGGTGAAGGAATTATAGAAATTAATTACGAATGGACTAAAACTTTATTTCAAAATCATGGGCAGTTTGGAGGATCAAGTATTATTCCTAGAGGTGGTTTTTTTAGACATGAATCATCTATATTTAATCCTGGTAATATTAACGCTATAGGATTACACCTTGAAGAAAGAATTAACGTTGGAGACTTTGATTTAGATAATAGTGTGGGTTATTTCGTCCATACTTATACTGGTGGTAGTTTGCAAACTGCACCTAAACATGACCTAACAACAGCGTCTTACAATACATCTGATAAAAAATTATCTATAACATTTACTTATTTACAAGATTATGACCCACTACCTGACAGTATATTTATTGACATACCTAGTAATGACACTAATTATACAGAAACTGGTGAAGGCACAACTCCTAATTTAGAATTTGCAGGTAAAGGAACTAGTTCAGGTGGAACTACAAACATGTATCATAGTCAAATATCTGCTATAAAATCGTCTTTTAGAGGTGCACCTTCTTTTGGTAAATCTTACAAAACTGGGGCTAATCATGGTTTTGGCTTAGTCTATTATGACGAGACAAATAGAGCTTCTTTTGTTAATACCTCAAAGGCTATAAATAGTTTTAATTCAGGTACAAACGTGTACGCACCTTTTTATACTGAGATTTCTCAAAATCAAAGTACATTTAATGGTCTTGAGTGGAAGATATATCACAAACCTCCAGTGTGGGCAACTCATTATCAGTGGGTTTATTCTGGTAATACTACTGTAGATGAGTTTATACAAATCCCTATACTAAACTCGTATAAAGGAACTGGTAACAACTCTAATAAGATATATTTAGGCTTAGGGTCATTAAAAGGATTAGGTGAAGAGGATATTGATATGGAGAGTTACTTAGATTCTACATCAGCTGTAATAGATTATGTTTACGCAAAAGGTGATAGGGTTAGGTACATATCTTTTGGTTTATCAAATCAGTCAAATGATAATAGTAATGAAAACTCTAGGCGTTATTTTAAAGAGTCTATAGACATTCCTATATCTTCTTATGATTTTTACACTCAAGAGGAGATTCAGGATGCTGTTGGTGGATCTGATCGTATTCCAGGATTTTACATTGTTATAGATAGTCCTACAGATGCTGGTAACGATATAGATTTTTCTACAGCAAATAATGGAACTATTGATGGTAGTATAGCTATTGATCATGCTGATGTTGATCATACTGACTATGATTTTTCACATAACGGCTATAATAGACTTATAGTAGAAATATATAGACCTAAAAAATCTATACAATCAGAGGTTTCTGGTTTGTTTTATGAGGTAGGAGAAAAGTTTGAGATAGAGAATCCAGGAACTGATTTTAGGTCTCATCAGGGGCAAGGTTCTGATTACTTTTTTGACGAAGAGTCTAGAATGGAGGTTACAGCTATAGATGGTCTAAATGGACCTATTGATGATAGTGGAAACCAAACTACAAACTATGCTGCTGGAACTTTACTTCATGGTGATGTTTACACTAGAAGAAGGGTTATGGTTCCTTATCATGAAAAACGTGTTGAAAGTGATGGGAACCTAACTTCGGGGGTTGAACAAGTTGCTTTTGCTTGCGAGAGTTATTACCTAACAGATTTCTATAATTCTGACAACTGGGATAAGGGTAGAGTCAATATAGTAAATCCTTATTCTGAAGAGAGAAGGTTGTCAGCCTCAGTATACTACTCTGATGTTTTTCAAGGTACGGCTAATTTTAATGGTCTTAGTACTTTTGATATGGCAACATCTCCATACTACGACTACAATCAAGACTTTGGGTCAATACAATCTTTAATGATTAAAGGTGATGACCTTTTGATATTTCATGAGAATAGAGTAGGTAGAGCTTTGGTTGGTAAAAATATAGTTAATTATGCTGATGGTAACTCTAATCTAACGCTATCTAAAGATATACTTGCTGATTATGCTCAGGTGTATTCTGCAGAGAATGGTTGTAGCCTCAACCCTGAAAGTATAGTTGAGAATAATGATAGGTTTTATTTTGTAGACATAAAGAGAGGTTCTATATTAAGGCTTGGCGGAGATGGTATTACAAGAATCTCTGACTATGGATTGTCTGATTATATTAGAGATAAAGGTCAAGTGTATATAGATCAAGAATTTGAAAGCCTTAAAATTGTTGCTGGCTACGATCCTAAGTATGATGAGTATATAGTTACTCTACCAGCTATATTAAAAACTGAAGATTATAATAATTCTGGATTTTGGGGATTTGATTCTGTTAATTTTGACGAGTCTTACAGTTTAGTTAGTAATCAAGATGCTGCAGTTTTTGACCCTGCTAAAACTATAGCTTTTAATGACACTTTAAAAAAGTGGACATCTTTTTATAGCTATAAACCAGAGTTTTATGGCAAAATAAATAGACAGTTTGTTACGTATAAAAATGGTAAAATATACAGACACAACACTGAAAATAAAAGTAATTTTAATACTTTCTATGGTGTTAGATACAACTCTAATATAGAGTTTCCGTTTAACTCAGACCCATCATCTGTAAAAACCTATAATAGCATATCGTTAGAAAGTGACACAAAGCTTTTAACTAACATGTCTACTAATATGGGTCAATACAATAACTCTTATGACTCTGTTGTATCTACTCAGATAGGTTATAAAAAAGTTGACGGAACTATATCAACGAAAGAAGACTCTCCTTACTGCCTTTATGGATCTCCAAGCTCTAACTTTTATAAAGATTTATCTCCAGGTGATTTAATTAGGTTCTATAATGCAGAAAATTTAAGTCCTCAGTACAATGTAGTTAAAAGTATCTTAACAAAACAAAAAGTTATTTTAGACAACTCCGTTAACTACAGGTCAAAAAACAATAGAATTGATGTTATAGATTATAAAACAAAGGAGGGCGTTCAATATTCTCAAATTCCTTTTGCTCCAAGCAAGTTTAACGTAAATGAGTATGGTGACTTTCAAGGTGATTTTGATGGAGACGCTTCTAATATTTTTGGATTAGGTATGTTTAGTGCAAGTAGTTATGGTTCTAATTTTATCCTTAAAGGTGATTTTAAATCTAACAGTCTTCCTTTTATGGGTAGTAAATCTACTACTGTTTCTAATATAATTCCTGGTGGAGTGTACGGAATTTTAGATATTAGAGAAGATTTTAAGTTTGAAGAAGTTTTTGATCTTAATGGTGGCCTCAATAAAGGTAAAGACATCTTATCTTCTAAAGGTAATTTTGCGAACTCTTCTGATTGGACTGTTGTAGATTCAGGAGTTAAAGTTCAAAAAAACAAAAAAAGAAGTGGTAACGTTTTGTATTTTGACAAACAAAATTCTTCATCTCAAGTAAGGACAAGTTCTACTATAGACTTTAAGTCTAATTCTAAGTATATAATTTCTTTTAGATTAAACTTAATAGATGTATTAGACAGAAGTAAAGTTTCTTTGTCTTTTAGAATTGGAGATAGAGTTAATCAATCTGGTAAACTAGGTTCGTCATTTCAGACTATTTCAATTGACAATACAAATTACTTACAAAATCATGAAATTGAGTTAAACTCTGGTGACAAAAACATTGACCCTTATTTATATATAAGATCTGAAGAAAATCAACCTGAGTTTTATATAAATAATTTAAATATTCAGAAAGTAAATCCACCTAGAGGAATTTTTGTAGCTAAAAATGGAACATCATCTAGGTCTAGGTCTTCTGTTTTCCCATGTGAATACTCTTTGCATTGTATGGATGTTAAGACAGGAGAAACTAAACACGCAGGATGGGTTTACAACGTGACACAGGAAAGGGTTGAATTTATATCAGATAATTACAACGATATACAAGGTAATAAGTTTTACTTTATAGTTAAGGAGGGTCTTATAGACGGTGAGAAGCTAAAAGGTCACTACCTTAAAACAATCCTTACATCTCACTGGTATCAGTCTAAATACAAATTTAATTTGTACGCTGCAAACGTAGATGTAGACAAGAGTGAGCTTAGTAATAAATAATAAAAAAAAATTAGTACATTTGTAAAAATTCAATAACATGGCACGTAGAGTAAAAACTAAGATAAAATACAACAAAAATAAAAAAGCACCTAAAGCTTTTGTTGGAGCTGCAACAGCAGCTCTTGGCTTAGGTAGGGCAATATACGGTGGTATTCAGGCTAGAAAAGCTAGAAAGGCTCAGGAAGCTTTTGATAAAGGTAGATTGGAAAGAGGAATTAGTTCAGCTACTAGAAGAATGGTTGATGAGCCTATTGATCAGGATTACATAGAAGGCTTAGAGCAATCTAGGCTTGCTAGTCAAGCTACAGCTATGAGAAACTTAGCTAGAGACCCTAGAGCAGCATTATCTGGTGCTATGGGTATTCAAAGACAAGCTAGAGAGCAAGAGTTAGGTTTACTTGGTGAACAACAAGAAGCTAAAACTCAGGCTTTACAAAGATTGTCTCAAGAACAACAAATGGCTGAGAGTCAAAGACTGGGTGTTGCTGAATCTGAACTTAAAGGTATAGTAGGTCAGAAGGCTGCTGCAGAACAAAATATATTTGGTGGTCTTGAGGATATAGCTAGTGGTATTGGTGCTATGAATTTTGGTAGTCGTCAAAAAGCTGTAACTTTAGATCCTGTGGATCAGGTATCTAGTATAGATTATGATCAGCCAGAAGCAAAGCTTAGAGGTGGTAAAATGACCCTGAAAAAAGGTGGTAAAATTGATTCTGAAGAGGGCGGAGTAACACCAGGGAAGTTTGATCACAACAGTAACCCTATAGATATGGTCAAGGACGGTGAGAAGATTGGTGAGGCTACAGGTGGAGAACTTATACTACCTCCTGATGATGTTGACAACATTAGAGAGGCTTTAAAGAGTGAAGATAAAGATGTTGCTTTTGACTTAATGAAAGATTTAGTTGCTAAGTATGACGAGAATGTCATAGGTGATGATGATAGTGAAGCTCAAGAGGGAGGTAAGGTTAAAAAACCTACTGTACCACCTTTAAATCAAGACAAGGCTCAGGAAATAGTAAGAGTAATGAAAGGTAACGCTGATCAAGTTAGAAACGTTGGAGAACTTCCTTTCGATGAAGACCCAACAAATCCTGCTGGACTTGTTAAGTATATTGGTGATAAGCTTTCTTTCGATATAGATTCAACAAGTAAAGCTGAGATTGACTTTATTAAAAACTATAGAGAGCAATTGATTAAAGAGAAAGGTAGAGTTGACGCACCTCAAATGAAAGGTGGAGGTTACCTATCTAAGATTAAGGCTAGAATGGGAGCCTACATGAAATCTAAATACTAAGAAACATGGCTGGAGAAGGTTTATTTTTCACAGGTACAGTTTTTAAAAACAATCGTGATCTTTTAAAAGAAGAGGCTACTAGGCAGCAACTCGCTATTCAAAAAGAAGAGTTGGAACTTAGGAAGCAACAACTTGCTGATAAAAAGAAAGAAGCTAGAAGAAAAGGTTCTAAAGCTCAAATAAAAGATTATTCTGTAGAAGGAATGGATCCTTTCTTGGTTGATCAGTTTCAATCGCAAGTTGGTGAATACCAAGGTTTTGCCAATGAAAAAGCTATGGCCATATATGATGGAGATAACGAGGCTAAAAATCAACAACTAAGCCTAGAAAGAGATCTTACTGCTAATAAATCTAAGTATGACAGCATAAGTAATGACTTAACATCTTTAAATAATCTTGTTACTGCAGGAAAGGCTGATAACCTTAAGTTGACTGAAGATGGTGAGTACCTTTATAAGTACAACTGGAGTCAAGTTCAAGAGGCTGTAAATAGCGGTGAGATGGACTTAGATCAAGCTTTAGAGGCTTATCCTATAGACTCTCAGTCTATGGTTAACGAGAGTGAGTTTGTTCCCTTTTATATGTCTAAAGACGATTACTTCGAGAAAGATGATAAAAATCGTGAAGGAAAAGCTATAGGAAAAGATGGTTGGGAATACTTAAGTATATCAGACGATCAAAAATCTCAGACTACAGATAAAATAACTACAAAGTTAAAGGTGAATGCTTATAATAGGCATGATGATAAAAACGCTGAAAGGATATATAATACTGAGCAACTTATCGTAAACGGAGAATCTATGACTGGTAAGGAGGCTTTTTTCTTAGAAGCTTATATTAATCCAAATAATGACTCTGTTGTTGGTGGTATTACATCCCCTGATGAAGAGTTAATTGGACAGTTAGATCCTCAAAGTGAAAACTTTAATAAAGAGTTATCTGACCAGTACGCTGAGTATTTAGGTAAAAAGATTTCTGATAGAGAGTACGAAAACAGAGGCCCTCGAAGAGGTTCTAAACCTTCAACTAAAAAGGCAGAAGAAGAAGTCTTATCTAAGGATTCTATATCTTTACTAGAGAGTCCGTCAGAACAACTTAAAAACATAAATAATATTTCAGTTAAACTTGATGATAATAAGAGTGCTGTCGTAAGAGATGTAACTAAAGTTTCAGTATTTTTAGAAGATTTACAAGGTGTTGAAGGTCAGAATGTTGGGGACAAAGAAACTACAGGAACGTTCTTATATAACAAGAACTGGTACGACTCTGACTCAGATAGTATTGAAGCTAATCTTCAAAGAATTGCTTTAACTGAGGATAATAAGCCTGTAGCTGTAATGGAATACAAAGGATCTTCATTCTTAGTTCCTTTAGGTAGGCTAGACTCTTCTTTATTTAAGAATAAATTTGAGAAGGGAAGTACAGGTGCTAAAATAATAGAATACTCTAATTTAGAATCATCTCAACAAGGTGGTGGGGCTCCAGAAAAACTTGAATGGTAATGAATGACGATTTAAAAAAACTATACGAAGCAATTTCAACTAAGTTTGATGTTGGTTCATTTGATGACTTTTCTGCTAAAATGGAAACAGAAGATATGCGTAAAAGTTTTTACGATACTGTTTCTGGTAAAGGCATAGACCTTGGTGACTATGAGCAATACGAGTCTAGGTTAAAAAAAAAAGATTCTTCTATGCCTCAAGGTGCGAGTGCCCAAGTGGATTCAGGGGTGTCTCCATCAGTATCGGAAGATGGTCAATCTTCTTTGGAACAAGACGTTCAGCTTAGTTTAGAAGAAAGATTAGCTAGTTATGATGGTGTTTCCAACGAGGATAAGATAAAGATAGCTAGACAAGAAGACCAAAGACCTTTCTTTGAAGATCAGGGTTTAAATTACGATGACTTTTTATCAGCAAAAAATAAAGAGGAAGAGGTTGAGTCAACAAAAAAGACTCAAGAAGAGAAAGATAATCAAGCCTCTTGGGCTGAGAAGTGGTACGACAGGTTTTCTAATTGGTCAGAATACAACCAAGAACAAACCGAACTAGCTGAGAAAGACGCTACTTCAAAACTATACCTATCTGGTAACGAAGAAAAGATTAAAGCTGCAAAGACAGAGTATGATAACGCTTTGTTTCAATCCATAGCTAAATCATCTCAATCACCTGAAGAATTTTCTAAAGCCTTAGAAGATTCAGATATAGACTCAAACAATATAAGAATGTCTGCCATGACTATAGATGGCAAAGAAGCTTCTATTAACGAAGCTTTAGACTATTGGATGAAGACTGATAATGTTAACGCTGCCCAAGATGGGGAAAGCGTAAACTTTAGTATAAGAGTTCCAGATCCAAGTGACCCAAGCTACGAGGCTATAAAGTACGTTGAAGACTTTATGAATAGACAGATAGATTCTGGAGGAAGGTTTGGTGATTGGGGGCAGAATCTTTTAGCTACAACTATAGATTTAGGTGCTGGGGCTCTTGAGCAGTTAGAGAAAGCTCCTGCAGCCTTAGGGATGAAACCGTCTCCTTTAGCTGATTCAGAAGAGTTTGAAGATTTATCTGCCTGGGATTTATATATGCAAGAGGGTGGATACTATGCTAATAAGGTTAGCGATTACGCTGAGCATATAAGAGAGAAGACTAGAATACCTGAAGAGTCATCTATTACAAAGGCTATATTTGACGGCAACTTTGATGACGCTTTCTTTAATACAGGTAATGGTATTGCTAACGCAGTTCCTTTTACTTTATCTATAGCCTTGGCAGGTGGAGGAACAGTTCCCCTTATACTTGGTGGTGCCTCAGCTGGAGGTATGAAATCTTTAGAACTTAAAGAAAGAAGAAGAAAAGGTGAAGATATAAAGGATTGGCAAATACACTTTAGTGAAGGTGTTACTGCTGTTTCAGAGGCTTTCTTTGAAAAGTACACCCAAGGAATTATAAACTCTGCTAGAACTGCTGGTGGTTTTAAAGCTATTACAGATCCTAATATTTTACTTGATAGTTACTTCCAAGGTATTAAAAAATCTATGTTTATAGAAACATCTTCTGAGGTAGCAACAGAAGGTTCTCAGTATCTATCTGATGCGGCTGTAGGGTTAGAAGAGTTCGACTCTGGAGAGTTTGCTATTAGGATGGTAGATACAGCCATTATATCATCTCTATTTGGTGGACTTACTTATACCACAGTTAGGGGTGCTAAAGATATTAGCAGAAATCTAAACATAATCAACGACAACACCTCTGTAATCTTTACAAACGAAAAGGGTGAAACAAGAGAGGTGTCTAGAGGTGAGGCTATTAACCTTGCTAAAGATCCAGAAGTAGCTCAACAAATTAGAGATGGTAAACTTAAGGTAGACTACTCTGTAAGTGATGTGGCTCGACAGGCTATAGATGATTTAGTTTATGGTCACAGTGCACCTGATGCTCAGCAGGCTAAAGCTAAGATGTTTGAAAAAGAGAAAGCTGTATCTAGCTTATCTAGAAAAATCAATCAAGCAAAAGAGGATGCTAAAGCTAAAAAAGAAGACTACGAGGTTTCTATGGAGGACGTCTCTAGTCTTGCAAGTGCTATCTCTGAAATGGAGGCTGAAGGTAAGAAGTCTAAGTACAACGTTACTGAAAGCACTAGAGCTGCTAGAGCTGAGTCTAAAAAAATCCTTGATGACAACAATATAGAAATAGTAGACGCTGTAGAATCTCAAAACACGTCTGTATCTAAAGTCACTGAAACTGTAGACGCTACAAAGATAGATAGTCAAGAGCAGTATGACGCTGTTAAGAAACAATTGGAGGATGGTAAGAGAAAGCCAACAGTGGTTCAGTCTCAAAACCAAAGTGGTATAAAGGTTAATGGCGAAGTATCTCAAACGTCAGAGATAACTCAAGGTAAGTTTAAAAGTGTTTCTGCAGCTAGGAACGCTATGAAAGACTTTGAGGTTGCTAATAAGGCATCTAAAAAGGAAGTAGCAGAACAAGAGTTTACATCAGATGAGTTAGCTCAAGACGACAGTATTATTAGAACAGAATACTATACTATAACAGACGGAGATGGTAATTCACAAACTGTTGAGGTAAAAACTAGTAAAGATGGTTCTAAAAGAGTAGAGCTTAAAGATGAAGAAGGTACTAGATATTCTAGCGAAAAATTTAGTAAAGATAATCCTGCAAGTAATGAACAGCTTATTGATGGACTACATCCATTTGCTGAAGATGAAGGATATAGTTTAAATAAAAGAGAGAAAGAAACTAGAGAAGGATTTGAAGCTAACTATAGTGAAAGTATAGTAGAAAATAGAAAAGCTAAACTTAGAGCTGAAAGACCTAAAAGCACTACAGGTAGTGGTTCATTTCCTATTAACAATAAACTATTCTTAAAAACAAAGAAAGAAACTCTTGACGAGATACCTCAAGAGGTTATAGATAACAACGATTACCACGTGTTAACTTCAGAGAAAGAAGGTCTAACAGAGCAAGAGAGAGTCTCTAGAATGGAGAGTCTTAAGTCTATGCTAGATGAGGCTGGTGCAACTTATTATACCGTTCAAGGTGTTTACAACGGGGTTGCTGAAGAAAGCCTTGTGGTAACAGGAATAGATAACGCCACTGCTTTAAATATAGGTAACCAATTCCAACAAGAGTCTATCTTCTCGTCTAAGGATGGGTTGATGTTTGGTGATGGACGTGTAGTTCCTTTAAACGGAGATGTAGCTAAGGGGGTTGACGCTAGAAAAAGAGATGCCTTAACTATAATGAATGTTGCAGGTGAAAAAACATCTATACATACAGGTCTTGAGTGGGCCAACACAAGTTATGGTAAAAACTTTAACTCAGATAACATTCACAAGTTAGACGAGAGTGATCCTAACCATGATAGTGAAGTGTTTCAAGGTTTAACTAAAGATCGAAAAAGAGTTTTAGGCTTTGCCTTTAAATTACTTAGTTCTATTGGTGGTCTTAACGTTACTGTTGTTAGGAACAGTAAGGCTATGGAAGAGCAATTAAAAACTATAGGACAAGACCCTTCTAAAAAAATGAGTTCTTTCTTTAGAGGATCTAACAAGACTATATATGTAAACCTTGAAACTGTTCAGGGTAACACTTTATTCCACGAGATCATTCACCCAATGGTTGACTTCATTAAGAAGACTGACCCAGCTTTATATGAAAGAATAGAGGCTGAAGTTAAAGAGAGTGGTGTTAAGAGAAGAGTGATGAAGGATGGTAATAGAATGAAGGGGTCTTATCTTGAGTGGGCTGAAGCAAACTACGAAGGTCTCTCTGAAGAAGGACTTATAGAGGAAGCTTTTGCTGAGATGATGGGTGACGCTGCTTATGGTCACTTTGTAAACAGTCAATCTAAACTATCTAGAATTAGAGAAGTTATAAAAGCGATGTTATCTAGACTTGGTATTACATCCCCTTTTGATAATGTTGAAGCTATAGATCTTAATCAGATGTCTTTATCTAATTTAAGAACAGATTTAGCTGAAGCTTTAGTGAATGGTAGAAAGATTAACGTTGGAGGTGTAGAGTTTGAAGTTGGAGACATACAAGCTGATAAAGATAAGGTTAACGAGTCTATTAAATTTCAAGTAGACAAATTAGAAAACAATTCTGACCTTGGTGTTGTAAACATAAATATACCAGATAATACTCAAACCCAAGAGATAAGATTTCAAGCTCCTGAATTTTACCCAAACTTTGACGTATCAAAAGTAAAAAGAGGTAGTATAAAAGAGTTTAATGGTCAGAAGGCTTTACTTATGTTAACCGATAGGTCAGCATCTGGTATGGTTGTATCTCCAACAGGAGTTAAACATGAGTTTGATGGTGGAGTGTTTTATCCTTACCAAGAAGACACAGGTGTTTGGGCATTCTCAGATAAGGCTGCAGCGACTAGAATGATTAACGCAGCTAAAGAAAGTGATGGTTTAGTTTTCTTAACTGCTATGGCTCCAGGATCTATTGACGGTAGCGTTAACATGTTTGATTACGTTATGAAAGAACTTGATCAAGCCATAAAAGATAAGAGAGCTACTAAAAAAGAAGTTGTAGACTTCCTTAATAAAAAGATGACTATTAAGTCTTTTGACTCTAAAGCTAAGGATCAAGGTATAAAAACGTCTAAGATTAAATCTGTAAAAGAGTTTAGTAATTTAGTTCTATCTATGCCTCAGGCTTTTGGTGTTAGAAAAGATATAATAAGAAAATCTATCCAGAGTAAGATATTTGAAAAGTGGGGTATTCCTTCTATGAAGGAAATATATAACACTGTTAATCAAGACATTATAAAAGACCTAAAAGGAAACCCTATAGTATCTGCTATCAGAATAGATGTAGATGCTGGATATGTTGACTCTAGGCTTGACGATAAAATAAAAGATCACCCTACTTATCCATACGTTGTTAAGGGAGAGCCTTTAATGATCTTTGATGAGTCTGTTGACGCTTCAGAAGTTTGGGATGAACTTAACTTAGCTGATAAGTTCTTAATAGATTCTAGAACAGGAGAAAAATTAAGTGAAGGTACAACTCAAGCTAGAAGACAAAGAAAGATTGAGATGGCTAGACCTGTTGTTGATATTAGAATGCAGGCTCCTCAAGCAGAAGGAGAGACTAACGTATACACTTCGGGGTTAACAACTATAGCTTTTGATATTGCTGATAAAGTTATTGAGGCTGATTATAAAGCAGGAAAGTATTTAACTGGAAAGTTATCTAAAGCAGGATTTGATAAAGGTAAAGAATATGAAATAAGATTGTCTCAACTTTTAGGTAAGCCATTTGGCACTCACTCTAACGAAGAGATTAAAGAGATAATGGTACTTAGTAGAGGTAATCTTAACGCTGAGTTGCTTAGAGTTTCAGAAAACAGTAAAGCGTTAAAGAAAGCTTTAGAAGGTACTGACTTTACATCAGGTCAAATAAACGATCTACTTCATAACATGGATGAGATTAGATCCATGGAAGACTCAGAAATTAAGTCTATTCTTATGGATATGAGAATACACATAGATCAACTTAGTAGAACCCTTATAGAAGAAGAAATGATTGAGGGTAGCACTATGTTTACTGTAGATGAAAACATGGGTGTCTACGTTAGAAGATCTTACAAACAGTTTGAGGTTAAAGGATGGGAGCAGACAGACAACGATATAATAAAGAAAGCTAAAGAGTTCTTATACAGAGAGGTTGAGTCTCAAAACAAAAAAGATGTTGAAGAGGGTAGGTTAGATGAAAATGGGGAACCAATAACTTTAATGTCAAAAGATAAAATAAAAGATAAAGCTGAAGTTAACTATAGAAAGATTACAGAAGATAAAGAGTTTCTTTATAACATGAAAAACTCAACTAGCCTTGATGGCTTAAACAGAGTTAGCTCTATATTTAAAGAGAAGAAGGTTATACCTGAAGAGATTAGAGAACTTTGGGGTCAAATAGATAACCCTTTATTTAATTATAGCAACACAGTTAGTAAGCTTGCTAGAACAGTTTCTGCCGAAAGAATGTTTAGAGAAATATATGACGTTGGTAATGGCAAGTTTATATCTAACGAGCAGACTAGTGATACCTACTACGAGTTAAAGGGATCTAAGTTTGGATCTTTAGAGGGTAAGTTTGTTGACGAAGAGATGTTTGCTGTTATGAATCAGGTCTCTGACGGTTTTGATAGCAAGTGGTGGTATAACTTCTACATGAAGGTAGTCTTATTTAATAAGAAGATGAAGACTGTGTGGAATCCTGGCACTCACTTTAAAAACATTATTGGTAACAGTGCTTTTGCTACCATGAATGGTCATATAGGGTTTAGAGGTGGAATGTATAAGGATAGTAAAACATCTTTTAACGCAGTAAGAGGTCTTAAGGATGCTGAGCTTGAAGCTTTATACTCAAAGCTAGTTAAGTTAGGTGTGGTAAACTCTTCAGCTTCACTTCAAGAGATAAGAGGTATAGCTAACGATGTATACGATAGTAACTTTGACTTATCAGAATACTTAGATGAATCAAAGGGATATGTTGGTAAGCAAATAGCTAAAGTAGGTAGAGGTAGTAAAAAACTTATTAAACTATTTGATGATAAAGCTATGAGTGCTTATCAGGCTGAAGATGATATTTGGAAAATCTTTGGGTTTATATCTGAAAAAGCTAGATACATAAAGGCTGGTTTAGATGTTTCAACAGCTGAAGAGATGGCTGCAAAAAACATTAGAAACCTTTACCCTAACTACAACGAGGTTCCTCGTATAATTAGATTACTTGGTCGTTCTCCTTTAGTTGGATCATTCGTTGCTTTCCAGGCTGAATCTGTTCGTAACGCTAAGAATACTTTAGCACTAGGATTTGAGGAGATGGGAAGTGATAATTCAAAGATTAAAAAGATTGGAGCTACAAGAATAGCAGGTACTATATTTACTATGTACTTAATGGAAAGTATTCAGTTGTATACTGCACAGTTCTTAGGTCAAATGATTGGCTTAGGTGGAGAGGATGATGAGAAGATTGAGGAGAGAATGATGAGAACTTTAATGCCTGAATGGGACGCTTCAGGAAATATATCTTACATATCTAAAGGTGAACTTGACTCTAGACAAACTGAGGGTCAAACACAAAAAGATAAATACTTTGATTACATAAACTTCTCTAGCATATCTGGTGTTGGTTATACGAAAGACATAATGAGAATTATGTTTAACGATCTTAACACTAAGATAGGTAAAGAATCCATGATGGATGTTTTAGAAAAGGTTTACGCTCCATTCTTAGGAGAGGAGATGACTTTAAAGGTATTGAGGGACGCTATAAATAACGATGGAAATAAGGTGTTTAACCCTACAGATAAACCTCACATGCAGATAGCTAGTGTTATGTCTTACGTGGGTAATAAGATCGGTCCTGGAGCTTTAAAAACAGGAAAAAGAATTTACGATTCAATGGATAGAGATTCTGAAATGGTTCCTGAGTATGAGGTACTAGCTTTCTTTGGGTTAAGAGTAAGTAGAGTTAACGTAAATAAGAATATGTCTATACAGGCTTACTACGTTTACAAAGATATGATAGATAGAGTTGGATATGAAGTTTTGAAAGATCAAGACATGTTAATGAATACGTCTAACTCTGGAGGATCTACTTATGATTCTAAAATGGATAACTACGTTAATAGACTTGTTGATGTTTATGGTGCAGGTATACTAAACAGTATAGAAGGTGATGATATTTTAGCTATATTTAGGAACTCTAGAATTAGTGAAGAAGTTATAAAGCTTGTAGATCAGAGAGCTAAATCTAGATACCAAGAAGATTATATAAACGTAGAGGCTAAATAATTTACAAACATTATATAATTAAATAATTAATTACTAAATTTGTAGTACTTTTCTAAGGCTCCATTCTGGAGCAGTTTGCTTTTTTGTTCGCATTCATAGATTAGTTTTTTGGTTGTTTGAAAGGAGGGGTGGTTCCCTCCTTTTTTTTTACTATATTAGCTCTATGGAAATAGGAATACAATTACTCAATGGGGTTATGTTTGGGTTCAGATTATTTGCCCCAACAGAATCTATGCCATACAGCGAAATCCAGATCTTTGCTGGAGTTATATGCTTCTATGTTATCTGGGATTAGTAGCCGCTAAGTAGCTTAAGAACGTCATCTATCGCTTGATGCCTATGGTTATCTTCTAGTATAACCTTGAATACAAAATCACTATCTTTTATTTTAGCAACGTCATGTATTGCTGAGTAGTTCTGATCTTTAAGGTCGATCTGCTGATTGTCACCACAGAATATCATTATAGAATCTTTACCTAGCCTACCTAAAGCCATACGAAACTGAGCCTTAGTTAAGTTCTGAAACTCATCTACTATAACTACAGAGTTGTCAAACGTCCTACCTCTAAAGTGAGATAAAGACACAAGCTCTATCTCCCCTTTCTCAACCATACTATTAATCTTATCAGCCTTATTGTAAACCTTACGCATGTTTGACATGATTGGTACAAGCCAAGGCTCAAGCTTTTCTTTCTCGCTACCTGGGAGGAAACCGTTATCTTCAGTAGCTATAGTAGGCCTAGTAATTATAATCTTACTATACTGCCTTTTAAAGAACATGTCAAGAGCGACTTGAACGGCAAGAAGGGTCTTACCAGATCCAGCCTTACCTATTACAAAACTAAAAGCGTGGCTCAAGATACTTTCTTTAGCCTTCTTCTGTTCTTCAGATAGGGTTATATTAAACTTAATGTTACCCTTGGGTCTTTTTTTATCCTTGTTATCTGTCATTATTCACAGCTATCTCCACAACAACCATCTTCACAAGACTCGTCCTCATCTTCTGGATCTACAAGATCTACTATCCATGATTCAAAAAGGTTATCTCTAGACTCGTCTGACTTTCTTAACGCTTCTCTTAAAGCTTCATCTCTATCGTGTAACATTACTATATTATTTTAAAAAAGTATTGGGGGGCCGCATGGACGACCAAATCTCAAAAACCCCCCGAATACAAGAACAACCTAGCCCATATTGCTTAAAGCCAGGATTTAGATATGTAGCACTCACGCAGCCCACTCTCGTATACTATGCAGCACTCACGCAGCTTGCTCTCGTACTAAACTCTCCTGTAAATTAAATCCAAAAAACTTATAAATAAGTAAAAAAAATGGAGAGCTATTTTTTAAAAGAACCCCTGTTTAAAATAAGGTTTACAGTTGCGTCAACTTCCTTTTGATTTGATGGGACATATACGTCTAATTTTTGATTAGTATCATAAAGATACTTTAAAAATAGTTTGAACCTCATCTTAAATTCAGGAGTTCTTATACCTTTTGTTTCTATAATAAAACCCTCTTCTAAATTAATAAAGTCTGGTGTGTAAGATATATTTCTTATGTTACCAGGCTTTTGTTTAAAGGTGGTTTTACCTTTTGTCTTACCCTTATCCATGAGAAGACCCTCGAACTTGAATTTCTCTACAAGCTCAAAGGTCTTTCCTTCATATTCGTGGGGGATCTTTGCTTTCTTTAGGGCTTTATAACAGTACAGCTCTAGTCCTGAAGCAAATGTAATACCATCTACAACGTGTTTCTTAGCTTTAGTTATCTGTTTTCCCTTTCGTCTTTTAAATCGCATTAAAGCAAGTTACGAAAATAATTATTTTTTATTTCTATTCCTTGCTCTATTTTTAGACTGCCCTTCCATAACTAGCCCACCATTTTTTGTGTGAGAAGCATCCATGCCGTCACCCTTCTTACCTTTCTTTCTATTAAAAAGATTTAACTTAACACGATACTTTTTCCTCTCTTCAGAAGAGGAATACTCTTTATCGTATTCGTTTTTCTTTTTTCTAGACTTAGGGTTTTTAGCGTAATGCTTAGAGCTTTTGCTCTTACCGTTAATCTTACCAGCTAATTTATTTCGTGCCATACTAAACTATATTATAACACGCAAGATACGAATTATTTCTTTTCCTTAGGCTGATCTGGTATACCAAATACATATTTGGCAAGCTTGTCTGCGTTCTCTAAAAGAGATTTAGCGTTCTTACTTGTTGGTAGTCCTGAGGCTATCTCTAATACTCTAGCTCTCATTTCACAGTCAAACTTTAATAGTCTAACCTGTTGTTCTCTGTCTTTCTGTTGCTTGTTCATGTCTAAAATTTAATTATAGTTAGTAAATCTAGGTCTATATAGAATAACAATTCTCTATCCCATATAGATCCTGGTCGTGGGTTTCTCATGCCACCCCACTCAACTGTGGCTTTTGTTATTTCGTGCATCCAAATATAACCAATTCCATCGAGAAATCTCCAAGCTATACATAAAGGTAACTCTTTTTGAAGGGCTTCTTTCTGGCAATGCTGTATCTTTCTTACTGAAGTTCTAGCTCTCTGTACGTCAGTCATATTTAAAGACATTGTTTTAATTTCGCATAAAGATACAACCTTCATGGTCTTATTATCTATAATCTCAGCATCTACTGGTGCGTACTTATCTAACTGCTTAAAGGTTAAATCTTTTCCCTCGAGGAGGATGCGAAGAGTTTCAGCCTCTCTTTCTCTATCCTCTTTACTTTCAAATCGGGGTTCCAGTCTCATCTTCTCCATTTGTAGACCACTCGTAAGTAAATGGTGTTTCACCCTCTTTATATGTCTCAGCAGACTTAATAGTTTCACTCATTCTTTTATCTACCTCGTCCATATAAACCTGTAATAATATAAGGTATCCCGTAAGATCCATGAGATCATTCTCACTCATATAGGTTTCCTTACTTTTTATACGGTTAAGCTTGTCATTTATACGAGCTTGGATAGCGTACATAGGATCAACATTAAACAAAACTCCTTTATCAAAAACTGAGTTTCCGTAAGACTTATTCTTTTCTATTAACAAGTCCCTGATCTCATCACACTTTTTTCTTATTTCTTCCTGCATTTTTCTTTACTTTAGATTCAACAGCCTTCTTTTTAGCACTCTTATACTTACGTTTATTCGATACTTGATCTTTAGAAATCTTTGGACTACGCTTAGTCTTAGATTTTTCTTTTTTGATAGTTTCAAGAACTCTGTTATTATGTCTTTCACTTTCTTTAATTTTTTGAGAATACTTTACCATGTCCCACGCTATAAGAATACATATAACGCAGACGACTGTTATCGCTACTACGACCATTTTAATTTAATTTAATTGTTTAACTTAATTTAACTATTCAAATTTTCTGACTCTTCTTTTAATAATGCTCTGTTTAACTGAGCCATTGTTGTTACGTGTTCTGATTCAGGTTTACCTTCGTTGTACCTTTTAAGTAAAAAAGCTATATGCTCTTGACTTCTCATGTTTAGTGGGCTTTGGCTTTCCCATCCCCACTCAATTGAATCATGTTCCATACTATATTGTTTTTAGTTAGTATTTCGTTTAATGGATTCGTCTCTTAGTATATAAATAAAATCAGTAACTGAGTCGTTTAAGTCCTCAATAACAGACTTATTTTCTTTTAACCACTCTTCGTCTATGGTTCTCTCGTAACTACTTACAGCGTTCATTAGCATGTTAAACTTCTTTTTAACCAGCCCTGAATGCTCACCCTTTAGGTTGTACAACTGCTCACTAAAGCTTTTAAACGTAGCTAGTAATAGCAGTAAGTTTAATTGATTTTCTTCTTTCATTATATCTTACCTCCTACTTTACCACCTGGTCTTTTTATAATACCACCAAGTCCTTTGTACTCTGAAACGTCTTTCATTTGTTCACCACAATCGCAGATTGACTCAGGTTTAATTACCTTATTATCAACGACTTTCATTGTAAATTTACTAACTTCAATTGTTTTTTCACAATTTTTACAATATAATTTCATATCTATATCTTTTAATAAACATCGTGGGACATACATATAAACTCATAGTCAGTTACCTTATCTATCTTTATTTGTATATCGTTAGTTGATTTGTGTTTTATCTCTAATCCTCTTGTAAAATGCTTAACATTCTGTAGTTTTTCAGGATCAAGCTCAGTAATACATGTCCTGTGAGTAGATTTTTTCCACTTCTTAGCAGGCTTCTCGACTCCTTTTACAAATCTTAAAGTTCTCCATCTGTAATGAACTGTGGCGTGATATATCTCTTTTCTCATCTTAGCGAGTTAATTAGTTCTTCAATAAGCCAAATAATAAATATAACCCCTACTATAAAATCTATAATAAAAATAAAATCTACCTCCATAATTAAAAAGATTCTGAAGGACTAGATGATATATACTTCTCAGTATAATCTTGAGGGTCTATAAACTTAGTGTACTCTTTCTTAAACTTTAGAGGTAAAGTTCCAGTACCTATGTTCCTACCTTTAGCAAAGATTAAATCTACAAGACCTTCGGTAGACTTTCCACTATCATCGGTCATGATGCCGTAGTACTCAGGTCTATACACAAGCATAACAATATCAGATGCCTGCTCTATCTCACCACTCTCACGAAGATCGGACAGGCTAGGTCTACAGCCATCTCTTCTCTCTACACCTCTGCTAAGCTGTGAGAGAGCCACTATTGTTATATTAAGCTCCTTAGCTAGATTTTTTAGCTCACGAGCCACCATAGCAACCTCTTGCTCTCTAGAGGTACCAGTACCCTTAACAAGTTGTAGGTAATCCACAAGAACAAACTTAACCTCTTTAGTTATAACGTATTGTCTAACCTTATTAAGAAGATACCTAAGAGATGAGTCTTTGCACTCGTCTATAAATAGACTAACACCTTCAAGTTTACCTATAGCTGTATCCACTCTACTTAGTTCACTACTCTCTAGTGCACCCTTCATTATGTACCTATTATTTACCTCACTCTCTAGGGAAACCAACCTCTGAAGAAGCTGAGTGTCCCCCATCTCGTAAGAGAATACGGCAGCAGGTATACCAGCCTTAGCACAGTTATAACAAAAAGCTAAACCCAGTGATGTCTTACCCATAGATGAAGCACCACCAATTACAATAAAGTCTGTCTCTTGCCACCCACCAGTAAACTTATCTACTGATTGGAAACCTGTAGGTAAACCCACCATGTTATCAGATGCCATTCTTCTTTGTATATCGTCATGCAAAACCTTTAACTGCTTTTTAATATCAGGTATATCACTACCTCTAATCTCAGATATAGATTTCATCTCAGCATCCACAAAGTCTATGATGTTAAATAAGTCATCACCATTGTCAATTTTCTTTGTGGTAAGCTCTGCCAACTTCTTAAGCCTTATCTTTTTATCCTCTTGAGATAGGTATAAGACCATGTTTTTTGTTATGTAGGCGTAATGATCAGAACTCATACACTCAGCTACCCTGAGGTCCACAAGAGGATCTTTAATAGAAGATGATATTACAATCATGTCAGCCTTATCTCCTTTATCTAATCTTTCTGATACAACTTTATATATCTTTCTATTTAAAGGATCGGTAAATATTTCCTCAGATATAAGGCTATGACAATCGTAATAGTCTCTTGGATTAGACATAATCTTACCGATAAGTCTCATCTCCATATCCATATTATCTTTCATCTGTAATATATTTAGGTTTAACGTATCGGTTAGTTTTCTTTTTATCTATATGTATTTCGTTCTCCCATCCCTTGGCATTTAACCAAGTTCTAGGATTTTTTCTATATTTTTTATCTGGCGTTGAATCAACATAATCCTTAACTCCCTTTATGGCTTCACCCATTTCGGTAAGTGTTAAGTTCATAAATGTTGTTCTAGCGTTAGGTCTGTCTACCTTTTTGTCGTATAGATTCCAAAACATATTAAATGCCTTTTCTTTTCTTTCAGATTCAGTCTCAACTTTTTTAGTATCACTAAACCTAAGATCTATAGTAGCAAAATGGTTAACAATATTATTGAAAACACAATTTGACTCCATATCGTTATTATAAATAGATTGGTGTGTATTTGTTGAAGTATGAAAATTAATATAACGACCATCGACCTCAATAAACTCTACCTTATCTATACTGATAATGTCTGTGTCTGATACTCTGTACTTCATAGTTTTTTTAGTTAGTTTTTTGGTTGTTTTTTGGTTGTTTTTTAAGTTAGTTTTTATCTAAGAACTCCCTATACTTTTCTGAGAAATCAATTGAAGAGTTGTTCAACCAAATCACAGAGGGTTCAAAAATATACTTCCAATCATTTTTATTTGGCAAGTGGCTTGTAGATCTTATTTCAATTGTTTTACAATTATCGTAAACACGAGCTGCATCGCTAACTCTATCGAAATTAAAATCATTAATCATATTCATAAGACCTTTTGTGCACTTTTGATTTTCATCAAGAGATAAAAATCTACTCAAAGAAAAAAAATCAGAGTAGTAAGGCATGACCCAAAACGTTGACCCCTCAAACTTAAAGCTTACATCACCTACATCATCAATCTTTGGGCGAAAGCCTTCAGACTCAAGGTAGTTAATGTAATCTTTAGACAGGTCTTTTAAAACTTTATCAGAATCTGTTTGTGAATACGATTTTTGATTAACCAATAATCCAAAATAAAAAACATAAAAAACGTACTTTTTCATAACTACAATTTAAATTTTTAATAAGATTAAAAAGGGAGGGGATTTCTCCCCTCCAATATTAAAATGGTAAATCGTCAGCTACTTTTTCTTTCTTAACTTCAGGTTTCCAAGTGTCTACCTCAACGTAATGAGTCTTACCATAATCATCAGCACCGTTACGTTTCTTTACAACCTTTAAGGTTATAAATTTATCACCTGTTTTACCATCGAAGATGTAATCTCCAGCTTCTTGTTTTAACTTAGTCAAGTTCAAAGAGAATTGAACTAAGTCTCCGTCAAATTTTTCTACTCCGTTTCCTACGTAGATTTTTTCTGTTGTTTTGTTACTCATAGCTTTCAGCTTTTATAAAATAATTAACTAATGCCTTCCTTTCTGTTGTTTCTATATACTTAGCAATTCTTCTGAGATGCTTAACTTTAAACTCGTCAGGTTTGTCTAAGTATTTGTCTAGGGTAGGACGACTTAACCCTAATCTTTCTGCAAGCCAAGGCTTGTATATTTTACTTTCTTTTAATTTTTCTTTTAATGTCATAGTGTCTCCATTATTAAGTGGTCATCTACAACCTCCTCGTTGTCTATAAAGAATCTTCTATAAACATCTAGTAGGTACTTATACTCTTGCCTACCCCTCTCTATGAACTCGTCACCAGCATAAAATATAGATACGTTATAAGGTCTCTCCTTCTCCTGAGTTATAAATACAAACTCATCACAACCAAAACCATCCATATAGAAGGCTGACTGCCTATCATAACCGTACTTCTTACAAGAGTTTGAGAAACCCCAGTGGCTACCATCACCAGTAGTTTTAAGATCTATTAAAGTCTTACCATTACGGTAATCTGCTTTACCTTTACAGAACACGTTAGTATCCTCATCTTTCCAAGCGTTAGCTATCTCTCTCTCTCCTTCCTTTTGGAGTAAGTCTTTAACCTCGTTATGAGAGAACAATACGTCTTGCATGTACATAATCTTATCGTACTCCTTCTGTAAGATTATAGTAGGTGCGTTAGGATTATCAGCCTTAAACTCTTTGTATCCTTTAGTAGTCCTTGTAGCTGAATTAAATACTAAGACCTTGTCGTTAAACTCGTTAGGCTCTAACATGGCAACATGATATGCTCTACCAAAGATCATAGGCATAGTTTCCTTGTTGAGTTCGGGATTATCCCTCATCATCTTGTAAGTCCTGACATCTTTCTTTATTAACCCTAACTGCGAGTTCGTTACAAACTCGTAGTCAGAGTAATAAAAAGAGTCATCGACTAACTTCTTTATAAAGTTATCTAAACTCATTACACTAAGGTCTTAGATATTTTAAGGACTTTGTTAAGGTTGTCTTGTTGATTCTTAGTCATGGTATAACCACCCATCTTTTGCTCAACAACGCTACCCTTACCATCCTCGATAGCCTTCATCATACCCTTGTACTGAGAATCAGTTAGCTTAGGCTTAGATGTAGATTTCTTAGATGTAGTAGTAGGTGTCCCTTTAACTGCACCATTACCATCATCATCACCTGTAACCACCCCTACAAAAGACGCAAGTGCGTATCTTCTAGCGTAAGATATAGCAGAGCCTACGCCATGAGCATCTTCCTTTGATGGTATATACATAGTAGAAGATATAAACTCTCCACTAGAATGCGATAAGATTGTTGTTACACCACCTACATCTGTAGGCATTTGGATAATAGCTAACTCATTATCTGCTAGTAGTTTACGAACAGAATCCCATACTGATCCAAGATCGGCATAGCTTGACTTGAAGAAAGGGTTTTTTGAGTTTTCTTTAGCAGGTCTTAATTGAGACTGCACTTTTGATAAGGCAAGGGTTAACTTGCCAATTGTTTCTGACTTTTCCATAGTTTTTGGTTTTTAAATTTAATTAACTTCTGATGCAAATATAGTAAATTATTTTACATATTACTATATTATTCCTAAAATATTATACGATATATCTTTAGGTATGATTCTGTCTAGGCTTTGGCTTATACCTTCCATAACTAACTCTAAATCAATATCGTTGTTTACTACCATTAAAACACTTATACCATCCTCTGATGGCATCATAAGTGTATGACACAAAGCGTTATGTTTACCTATATCTACCTGTGTTACTGCTAGGCTATCTGTCTGATGGAAGTACATATAATTGACTCCATGCTCTTTTAAAGCAACCTCTAATCGTTTCATGTTTGGGTGCTTATTAGGTCTTATTCGGTTATCTAATCTGTGTTCAATTCCCGAATCTTTAAGCAAGTTCTCCAGCATTTCTTTTTCGTATTGCATAGACTTTGTAGATAAATTCTATTAAAGATAACTCTTTTTCTAGTAATTCTTCAAGATCATCATTGTTAAAAGATCTATCTACTGCATCTACTATGTTATATATTTTATTTTTATTACTTGCCCTATCTAACTTAAAGAGCTTTTCACCTTTTAAAATAGATTGTATACTATCTATATCATTAATTATAGGGTTGATATACTTCCTCTGTACTTTAGCGTATAAAACATACTTAGCACAAGGATCTTTCTCTCCCCTCATCCATACTTGGTCTACATCAATTGTTCTTACTTGACTATTCATCTTCTTTAAATTTATCTAGTTCTACCTCTAAATTTGTTATAATACTTCTGTACATTTCCCTATCTAGGTCTATGGTTAACTCTAGGTCTTTAATTTTCTTTTCCATAGCCTCTATCCTTATTCTTTGAAATTCTTCTACATCCATAATTAGTTTTTTTACTTTGTTTATATTTCCTTGATGTACCCATGTGTGTTTATTGAAGTCCACTATCATTTTAGTTTTTTTATTATATCGTTAAATTCTTCGTGGGTGTGGATAATCAGCCTACCTAAACTTATTTCTATACCAGACCTAAGCCTCTTGTTAGCCCTATACTCCATAGAGTTTACGAGGAGTTCTTTAGTCTGCTTTAGTAAGTCTAATTCTCTCTGTTTTAAGTGAAACTCTAGCAGAGATAAAGAGTTTAGAGTTTTAAACTCAGACTCATCTACCTCTGCTAACATCCAAATCATTCTACTTATAAATTCCTTTCTACTTTCCATAGTCTATAATTTTGTGTAAGACAATACTTGAAACTCTCTTATCGGATCTTCAAGGGTAAATGATTCTATCTCATCCTCATTTTCAAATGTGTAGAAGATAGTATTATCATCTACGGATGATGGACTTGTAGATACAATCTTTGTTTCAACACAAAGGTCATCCCACCATTTTATTTCTAATTCGTATAGTGCCATATTAATTATCGTTTATTAGTTCGTTATTACTATGTATGTTTAGGTTTCTATTTAACAAGCCTTCTATTAAGTCATAAGTATCGTTGTACAAGTCTTGTGCTTCATCTGTGAATACAATACAAGTATCATCTGATAAACCATCTTTAATTTCCTTATAAGCATCATCTCTAAACTGAAGCTCAGTTATTATAGTTGCTACATCATCTATAAATTCCATGTACCTTGAATTGTCTATATATATCTTAGCCATTATAAGTGTCCCCCCCATTTTTCGAAAAATGATTTTTCATTAATAACATCATATCTTATTTCTCTATCTGATTCGGGTTCATTCATGTGAGGTACTTCTCTAAGCCCTGTACCATATTCAAGTTCAGCAGTTTCAAACTTATCATCTAAGGCTTGTTCCCAAGCATCATTACCCCATAGCCACTCATCAGTTTCTTCTAATGGTATATCGTTTGGTATTTCGATTGTTATCTTAGCCACCTTATGATATACTCTACGTTCTGTTATTGTTACTTTTCTCATAATTTCTAGTTGTTTTGGTTATATTCCTTAATAAATTCTACTACTAAATAATATACTTGTTGTATGTTAGGTACTGCTATTCTGCTATAAGTTTATTGTTTTCTTCCATTGCTTTTAGTTTTTTTGTTACGATTCTTTTTATATATAGTGTACTGATATTCTTCATCAGCCATTCTACCTCTTAGCTCTCTCTCTATATTTATACCATCCATAAATCCTTGAGCCATTTCCATAAATAATTCTTTAGTTTTTCCCATAGTGTTAGTCTTTTGTGTTGTTAATATCTCTTATTGAGTAGCAGTAATCTTGTTCAAACATATAATTGTCAAAGCAGAATACCTCTACACTTGTTTCATCATTATCTGTATTGTGTAATTCAAACTCATCAAATACCATTGAGTTGTTGTCCTCGTTTCCTATTACAATAGATACTTCTCTGTCTTGGTCTTCTACCTCTTGTAATTGTTTTATAAGTTCTCTTATCTTCATGTCTTTAGTCTTTTGCGTTGTTAATAATTCTTTGGTCTAAATCGTTGATACAATCTACACTTAGGTAGTCGTATAGAAAGTCTGTAATATCCACTGCAGTCATTGTCTTTCTACAATGAAACATAATACTATTGACTTCTAGATCTTCGTTGGTAACGTAGGCATCCACTACTACCTCGTAGTCTTTACCCTCTTGCAAAGTTGTTTGTGTATTCATAGTTTTTAGTTTTTGGTTAGGCAATATTAGTAAATATATTTTACATATACAAATTTATTTTACATCATCTATATTAAAGTTCTTTAATTCTTTATCGTACCAAGAATTTAAATCTTCATCTTTTATATCTTTTCTATCATCAAACTCTAACTCTATCAAAGATATTCTTTGCATATCGTTAAGAGATACTTGACCATAAATCTCATTCATCCAAACTAAACTTTTCCATTCAGTTATAAGTTCATCATCTGTTTTATTCTCTATCTCTTTTAGTTGAGGCTCACTTTGTCTTGAAAACTGAAATTTAGTGTTGCCAATATTAAAGGTCGGTCTGCCATAAGTCTTTAATATCTTTAATGCTTTTGTTCTATTCATAATTGTTAATTTTTTTAAATTCCTTGACTTTTTAAAATATTTCTTGTAACTTCGTTTCCCTAAAGTAAGGGTGGCAGATAAGATATAACTTTTCAAATTTGTGAAATATCACACTCTTTTGGTAGCAATGTCCGACCTAAGTGAGACCACATCGGGTATCGGGAGGAATGTCTACCAAAACTAAAGGGATAACCCCACTCGTTACGTTTGTGTATAAGCCCATACTATATTCTATTGGATAACTTCGTAATAGTATGCTTCAAATTGTTGTTTCAAGGCTCTACCCTCTCTTGTGTTAAACCCATAGCTATGTGTATACATACTTGGTATAGGTCTATTCTCTACCATAAAGAAGAAGATGTCCTCTGCATTTATATCGTGTAGGTTTGCAAGTTCTGAACAAGCGTATTCCATATTGTCCATGTCGTGTACTACCTTACCATAATTATCCATAAGGTATTTATGCATTTGTTTTGCTTTCATAGTTTTAGTTTTTTTATTTTATTCCCCATCCTTGTCCGTAAGTACCACATTCTTCTTGTGGTCTTGCATCTTCTTTTGATACAATTTCCCAAGAGCAAGAGCCTTCAACAGATTTACAAAATGATTCATAGGCATTAAAATAATCTTCAGCAGAATCAAACTTGTCTGTACTATAAGAACGAACACCATCACAATCTTGTGAGTAGGTGTTTACATATATAGCACCATCAGTTGCAAGTGCTTTGTAAACTTCAAATTCTTCTTCAGTACATTTAAGATTGTGTCGAAGTTGTCTGACCTTTTCTTCAAGTCTATCACATTCTTTTACTTTCTCTTTATACAATTTAACAAGCGAATTGTGTGCTTCTTTTTGATAGTCCATAGTATTAGTCGTTTTATATAATATTAATATGAATGTCTCTATGTGCTAAACTATCGCACCTTGATTTAAATAACTTGACGTTACGAATAATTATAACACCACCTTGTCTTAGGTGTTTTACTGACTTGTAAAGTTGTGGGTATTTTTTCCCAAATTCAATTTCATTAACTTGTCTCATAATTTTTTTTTAGTCTTAGTCGTTTAATAGGTTGTCTGTATTGTTTAGTTTTTCCATTTGTTTGATAGCGTGGAGTAGTCGCCAATGCTCATCTGTTGTACCATTGTCATCAATATAGTTGATAATCTCT